GTATTGTTTTCATACCAATATTGGTAAGAGCACCTTTTACATTAATATTACATGATCTATATTCACCATTACTATTAAAAGCATGATAAATACCATAGTTGGTTATAGTTACAGTAGTTGTATCAATATTTATTCTAGCATTTGTAATAATAGGTGATGTAGGATCAAAATACATACCATATGCTGTTGAACCAGCTGTAATAATATCAACTGTAGTATTATTTATTTTAGGTGTATTTGAATTAACCATATATACACCATAAACATTTGTACTTGATGAATATGATGTATTTCCCATCACTATTTTTACATCATCAATAACAATATCTGTTTTATTATTAGCATATACACCAATTGCTGTTGAAAATCCAGATTCATAATTTTCGATAGTAACTTTTTCTAATCGTGAACCTGTACCCATTATTACTGTAGATGAATTTGAAAGAATATTAGAACCACTAATTCCTCTAATAATAGATACACCAGATCCTTCACCTTGTAAACTAACATAATCTGGTAATGTAATTTTTTCTTCATAAATACCAGGTGAAAGGATAATTTTGTAAGGGTTTGTTTCACTTGGTTTATCAGGATCATTTGAAGTGATAAGATCGTTTATTTCTGCTATAGCATCGGTAATAGTTAAAAAATCACCAGCATTAATGGTATTCCCATGAGTATCAACGGTTTGTTGATTTGATACAGTGTAAACATTTTGAAATTTACGACTAACTCCCGCGGCAACAGCTGATAAAAGACCATCACTTGTAATATGAAGATTGCTACCAACCCGAATACCACCTAATTTTGTTGTGCTAGCAATCTCAAGTAGTAAATTTTGCCATTCTTCACCTAATGGACCTGGTATACCAGTGTATCCCTCAAAAGTTGTTCCATTAAAACGTAGCATCCCTATTTGTTTTTTCGTAGTATTGGCTAAAACCAAACCGTCATAAACATATAAGGTTGAAAAACTTGCTTGTTCGGGGATGTTTGACATTTTTTTTGTTTTTACTTATGTTTTAGAAAAAATCAATATTTCTTAAACTAAAATTAATAATGAATATTTTTAAGGAAAAAAATAATAATTGTTCTCATTTTTTTTTCTGAATAATTAAAATACTTTTATGCTTTTTAGAAAAAGCAATGTCAAAAACACTTTTATACTTTTTAGAAAAAAGTAATATCAAAAACACTTTTATACTTTTTAGAAAAAAGTAATGTCAAAAAATAAAATAAAAAATGACAAATGGAAAATGAAAATTATTATTATTTATGGTTATGGTTGAAAAAGTTGTAATCCGGCTAATGATGTTACAATAGCTTTTGATGCTTTTCTTAAACGTTCACCTGGTGTTTCAAGCCGTGATGCACTTTCAAACATTGCTCGTTTACTTTTAAAATCAGCTGGTGGTGGAATATTGAATGCTAATTTATCACTTGGTGTTGATGAAACAAGATCAGGATAATTTTCAGATATTGCTTGAATATTAGCATTAATATCTTTTAATAATTCTCTTAGAGGTAATAAATCTTCTTTAAAAGTAGTGTGTATTTCATCATTACCTCCTTCAATTTTGTCAATTATTTCTGAAATTGATCTTGATGTTGAATTAAGAAGATTAAATCTTCGAATAATATCTACTTCTTTTGGATTTTCATCAAAAATAATATTATTTATTTCTGTAATTGATCTCTCAATTAATTTTATTTGTTTATTAATTCTATCTTTAAAAGATTGTATAGCAGCTGAAGCAATATTTGTACCTAAAGTCTTAGCTTATTTGTGGGTAGCTGTTACTGTTATTTCTCCTGTAGGTAATTTAAGAGTTCTAACTACTTCATTAATGTAATCAAAATTTAAATCTGTTGGATATGGATTTTTAATATTGTAACTAATTTTTAATAAATCTAAATAATCATCTTTAATATTTATGAATTTAGAAATAATATCCCACAATGTTGTAACAAATATTGATGGACCTCTAACTGAACTCCCAATTATTATTTTTTGTTTATTATCAGTACATAAGTTTAATAATTTTGTTTTGATTTCTAAATTTGGTATTCTATTTATATATTCTATAAGCTTATCATAAATTATAAATGATCTCAGATAATTACTATATTTTCTTGATTCAATAATATCTTTAATATCAATCTTACTGTATAATTCACTTCCATCTTTTTTATAAAAATAAATATTTGGTGGGTTTGGACCAAAACTATTCATAACTTTAGTTTTATGACCTGTACTTTCATAATATAAAGCAATATTACCTATAATTTCTGTTAAATTTTCACTATTTGTTTCAATATCTTTAAATGGATTATCTTTAGATAATGTTGAACTATCTAAAATAAAATATTCACCATCTATGAGGTTTTTTTTTAAATTATTCTTATCAAAATCTGTAGTTCTTTCTAACTTAATACCAAATTCACGTTGATATCTTTGAATTTTAGTAGATGCCATCTTTTATATTTTTATTATAAATATATAAGAAATTAAAAAGAAAAAATAAAACATTGAATGAAAAATTGGTTTAGTTATAAATTAGTTATTAACATTGGTTGCCCAAGCTAAATTAGTTTGTGGGTTTAATTGTAAAACCATGTCTGGTTTTTCTTGTACTGGGTAATGATTGGCATATGGTGTTGTTAAAGGTTGAATACGATTGTACATGTGTTTATCATTAACAATTTTCATATTTTCTGGTTTTGAGATTTGTAAAACACCATATCCTCTAACATTACTCCACCCATGATTATTTTTAGTTTCAAAGTCAACTTTGGCGTATAAATTATCCATTTTAATTAGATTTAATTTAATTTATTTTATATCTTAAATGAGATTTTATTTTTATTATTTTTTAGTTTTTAGTTTTTAGTTTTTAATTATTTAAATATTATGATTTATGAAAAAACGAATGATCCTTGAACATAAAATAATACTCCTTCACCATATTGGAATGTTCCTCTTTCTAACCAATAACCCGCCACTGGTGTATTAGAAATAAACCCTGAATTTTGTTCCACATTGTAAATTTCAGCATTATTACCAATAATACCGTGAGCACCTGGACCATCAATAATATTACTTAATGTAATTCCATAAACAAATGATGTATTTAGATCACCTATTTTAACAGTTGTAATACCTTCTGTACATACTTCACAAGTATTTGTCCCATTACCAATAATAGTTTGTAAAGCAATACCTAGAAAAGAGGTTCCTTGTTTATTTTCCTGAAAGAAGACTGTATCACCTCCTGTATTTTGGGTATATGTATAAGGTTCAATACATAAATATGGAGGTGTTGTATAATTAGGATATGAACTATCTGTATTTAATGTAATTCTAACGGCTGTTCCAGCTACAATTGTTACTCCAGGTTTTACAATCCATTTACCAACTTTCCCAAACGCTTTTAATTTAGGGTCGGTTAAATTACTTTTAAAAAAAGTAATACTGCTTGTTCCTGTTGAACTAAAATCCCAAATATATGGTTGTGGTTTAGGTGTTAATGTAATAACATCTTGTGTTTGTGTAATTTCCATTGCCGGAAGACCAATATTTTCAGGGTTTAAATCAAAAGTTCCTGATTGAATTGTTCTAAAATATACATTTTCATTATTTTTATTACTAAATACTTCACCAATGTTTAACCCTGAAATACCCTCTGGTAAATTAATAAAATTAAACTGATCTGATGCACTAGGACCTTGTTGACCTGTATCACCTTTTTCAGCATTAAAAGTAACCCATTCACCACCATTATAGCCTTGAAAAGTTGTTGTGGCATGGTTAAAACGAATTGTACCTGGCATCATTAAATTACTATCATTAACTCTAAGTGTTAATCCACTTCCACTGTTGCCTCTTTCTTTATACCAACCAGATGAATATTTATCTGGAATCGGTGCTTCAGATGTTCTAGGAAGTAAAGTTACAATTTCAAGTTGAGAATGACTTGATGTATTATTATATCTTAAACAATCAGTTAAAGTGTTATCTGTCTTTGCGGCATATTTAATAATTTCGTTTCCAATTTGAATAATTCCTTTTGTAGGAAAATTACTAGCGTTTGTTAAAGGTATTTCGGTAGAATTAGCTGTTATATTAGAACTTAATGTGGTTGTCAATGTACTTGTTGTACCAGGATCTGAAAAAAAATTTTTATTAGACATATTATTTTCACTTTATTTATTTATTACTCTATTTATTCTATATTCTTTATTTTTTTATTTCATTTCTTTTTCAATTCTTGTTTTTCTAGGTTTTCTAACTTTTATTGGTTTTGATTTTTCTTCTATAGTATCTTGTTCAAATTTAATATTATCTAAACTATCATTTCTAGGTATCACTTCTGTTTTTGTAGAGTCACATATTTCACTTTTTATTTCTTTTACTTCTTCTTTTACTTCTTCTTTTACTTCTTCATTCTTATTTATTTCTAAAGTATCTTGTTCAGGTATAATATTGTCTAAACTATCATTTCTAGATATGTCTTCTTTAACTTCTTTAACTTCTTCCCCTTTTTTAATGTTTTCTGTTATGGATTCAGTAACTTCTATTGATTCTATATTTTTAGTTATTTTATTTTCTGTTATATCTACTAATTCTTGAAATATTGTTCTAGCTTCTTGAATCATTTCAGAATTATAACCATTCTTTTCAAGTAGGTCAAGAGCTAAATATTGTTTGCTAATACCTTCTTTTATTTTGTATGATTTTATGATATGACCATCAACCTTTTCAACATCAAACATATAATTCTTATAATTATTTGTTTCAGCTAATTTTGTAAGATAATTAAAGTGAGTTGTAATAATTGTTAAACTATTCTTAATATTACCTAGTTCTTTACCAATAATATAAGCACCAGCAACACCTTCTTCATAATTGGTTGAATTAAAGATTTCATCCATAATAACTAATGCATATTGATTTTGTTTTAGTTTATTAACCGCATTAATATGGTTTCTAGCTCTATACATTTCAGCTTCAAATAATGATTCTCTACCTTTAGCATCTGGTATATTAAGATAAGTATTAAGAAGTTCAAATGGTGTTATTTTCATTAAAGAAGCGGGAACAATTGAAATAGTTTGAGACATCAAGACACCTAGAACAACAGATTTTATAAAGGTTGATTTACCTGAAGCATTTGGTCCAGTAATTAAAATATTATTAGGAACACCATTACCTAGATTGAAATCATTTTTAACTGCTTTTGAGGCGTTCAAAAATGGATTCCATACCTGAGAACATGTAAGTGAGGGGGCTTCGGATGTACTTAAATATACTGGGAATGAATATGAATTTGTATGAGCTACGTAAAGTTTTGATATAGAATTAATTGTATCAATGAAACCAACCATTTGTAAAAGAGGTACTAGCTTATCTTTACCGTTATTTAATAAGAAAAAGGTTCTGAGGATTTTACCTTTATCACTTAAAAGATATGGTTGTTTTTCGAACAAATTATCCCACAATTCCAAAAATGAAACTGTTAAAGGCTCTAATTCAAATACTTGTTTGACTTCTTGATAAAGTTCGTAAGATGTTTTAATAAATTTAGCTAAATTATTGACTTTTTGATGTATCATATTTATTATTTTATTAAGTGTATATGACGCTTTGAAAGAATTATAAATACCATATCCATATAAAATGAATGTAACTATTTGATACATGTATTGAACACTTGATACTAATTTTGAATTACCGAAAAGAGATGTCGATATACTACCACCGAAAAAAGTTTGCTTAATAATATTATAATAAAGGTTCAATGGAATTTTAATACCAAATACGAATCTAACCATAAGGAAAGGTAATACAAAGAATATTATTGGGGCAATTAAACCATATAAAGGAATAAATACAATCTGGAAATAATTATAGATTTTAAGAAACCATTCAGAAGTATTAAATGATTGTAAATAAGGACTTTTGAAATAAAGAATTTGAAATATTTGATCAAATTCTTGAGTTTTTTCTTTCCACATCCATAAACCATCATTTTGACATTGATTTAGTTTATTAAGTAAAAGATTGATCTTGTGATGTTTTTGAGGATCATCTAATAGTTTTTTTATAAGTTTTTGGCGATGAAGTAAAATATTGGTATTTTTAGTGGGATTTGATAATAATTGTTGATAATAATAATCACCTAGTTTTGTTTGTGTAAAGTTAATTTGTTTGTAAACAGTATCATCTTTATCATGGTTATAACTAATGAATATTTCTAAATCACTATAGAGATTTTCATTAATATTAATCTTATTTTTGGTTAAAATATTTGGAGAGCAAGAAGAATTATGAACCCATTCTTTTTTGTTAATGATATCTTCTGATATTAAATCAACCTCATGATCAGTTAGTTTGTGTTGATTTTCTTCAAGTATTTTATTAATTTCTTTTTCGGTTATCTCTTTTTCAGACATTGTTATCTAGAAAACATATATTTTAAAGTTAAATATATCGCAAATGAAAAATAAAAAATAAAAAGAAGAAAAAATAAAATGTTAAAACTGTTGATCTAAAAAATATTAAAATTGGATTTTCAAACAAACTCACATTTTGAAATGAAAATGAAATGTTGGATCTGGGAAACTATGGGACAGTTAGATATTACACCATTATACCATTTTCGCGCACGCGACCCTAACAGTAGTTTAAAAATATTAGGCTATGTTAGATGGTTAATAATGTCCTAAAAAATAATTTTTGTAATTGATATTTTCTAGATAACATCGGCTCTTAAAAAAACTGAAAAGTTTAGCTGAAGTTCATTATATTTTTGGCTGAAAGGGAAGTATAAGAAAAATAAGGTCTATTAGAGAGCCAATATATTTACAATTATTATTTTATAATATCTATCGTATTTTTTATATGTTATAATCGATTATATTTTTAATGTATAATATTAAATAAAAAAGAAGCTTTGCTATATAACAAATAATATAATAAACTATATATTAACTACATTCTATTTGTTATTTTTAACTTTGATTATATAAATTATTTTTAATAACAAAAATAGCTTGTTATATAGCTAAATAAAAAACATATTAGTTTCATCTTTAAAAAAACAAAATGTGTTACAACTTCAAAATCCAAATTTAATATTTTTAGCATCTACAAAATTAACATATTAAAAATGTCAACCTCAAAAAATTTAAATTTAGATTTTCAATCAATCTCACATTTTGAAATAAAAATGGAATGTTGGATCTGGGAAACTATGGGACAGTTAGATATTACACCATTATACTATTTTCGCGCACGCGATCCTAATAGTAGTTTAAAAATATTAAGCTATGTTTGAAGGTTAATAATGTTGTAAAAATTAAAAATATTGGAAATATTTTCTTAAAAGTTATTGCTCTGAAAAAAGTAGAAATATTTATCTATGTTATAAGGTGTTTTTTGCTGAAGGGGAAGTAAAGGAAAGTTCACTCCAAAAATGCGCAATAATAAATGGTCCTATTTTTTAAAATTTAATAGCATTTTTAAGCATATTTTATATATTAATATTTTTTTATAAATATGATACATAAAATATTTATAATACTTTATGGCAAATATTATAATATAAAACAGCAAAAATAGGTTTTTATTTTTAAAATGAAATAATTATTTGATATACAAAATTATAACAAAAATAGCTTTATGTATGGATAAATAAAAATTATATTAGTTTCATCTTTAAAAAACCAAAATGTGTCACAACTTCAAAATCCAAATTTAATATTTTTAGCATCTACAAAATTAACATGTTAAAAATGTCAACCTCAAAAAATTTAATTTTGGGTTTTCAATCAATCTCACATTTTGAAATGAAAACGGAATGTTGGATCTGGGAAACTATGTGACAGTTAGATAATACACCATTATACCATTTTCGCGCACGCGACCTTAAGAGTAGTTTAAAAATATTAAGCTATGTTTGAAGGATAATAATGTCCTAAAAAATAATTTTTATAATTGATATTTTCCAAGAAACCGCGGCTCTTTAAAAAACTGAAAAGTTTAGTTATAGTTTATTATATTTTTTGCTGAAAGGGAAGTATAAGAAACATACGGTCTATTAGAGAGCCATTATATTTACAATTATTATTTTATAAGATTAATACATTTTTTTACAGTGTACATTCGTTTATATTTTTAAAAAAATTTCTTTTAATAATATAAACACATCTGATTATATTAAAAAGTATAATATATTATATATAATGAGAATTATAATTGGTCTAAAACATGTTGATTTTGTAACTTATCATAAATTATGTTATTGGTTACAATCTCATGCTAATAAATGGATAATAAAAAATAATTTACAAGAAAACAAAGAAATAGTATGTATTTTTAATACAAATTCAGAATCTACATTAGCAAATCATACTAGCTCTTTATTAAAATCTTGTTTTCAATGTTTTGAACAAAAAGGTGTTACAATTTCAAAATTAAAATTTAATATTTTTATCAATAACAAAATTACAAATGATCAAAAATTTAAAAAATATTTAAAAGATTATTTTTTTAAAGATATAGAAGATTTCAATAATTTATCATCTAATATTTTTGAAAATATTAAATTAAAATATTATACAAAAAATTCAATTTTAGCCTTATTTAATAAAAATAATGAAGTGGAGGAAAACAATAATACAAATAATATTTTATCTGATATAAAACCAATAAACCCCAATACCATAAGTGAAAAAATAATTACATGTGAATTTTGTAATAAAAATTTCAAAAAAACATCAAATTTGAATAGACATCAAAAATTATATTGTACTCTTAAAATTAATAATACTTTATTAGAAGAATTCAAATCTATAAAGTCAGATTTAAAGGGTGTTAATAAAATTACGGAATTTGTTAAAAATTTACAACAGCCAAATACAATTGTTAGTAATAATAATAATAATAATAATATCAATAACACTATAAATATACAAGTAAATAATGTCTCCAAACAGAAGAAACTAAATCAACTTCTACAACACGTTCTTGATATTGATACATTTACAGAAAATTATAAAAATGATCCAGATTCTTTTTTATCAAAAGACGAATCTCAGATTTTATTAGAAAATTCAGAAACTAATGGAATTGACGGTTATTGTGAAGGTTTGAATACTTATCTAAAGAAAAAATATTGCTTACAACTCGAAAAATTAACAGGTGAAACTAAAAAATATCATGAATGTGTTTTACCGTATATTAGTAATGATGCTAATTTACGATCACATTATGAGAAAAGAAACAATGGATGGATTTTAGTTAAATCCACCGATAAAATAATGAAACTGTTAAATATTTCAGATCAGCAAATATATAATCATCATAATAAATTTGTTCATTATCCTAAAAAAGGTAAGAAAAAAGCTATAAATATCCTTTTACGTAAGTCAGATTATTTAGATATTGAACAGATGATTAAAAACGATGAACAAAAGATATCTACACTCAAATCTAAATCAAAAATTTCAAATAATAGATTTAACTGAAATTAAAATTAAAAAATAAAAATAAAATAAACCAAAAACTGATTATGTCTTAAATTAATCAGCATATAATAAACCGCCCATACCACTTTCTATCTTCAATACGTTATAGTTAACACCATAAACTCTAACATTGGAATCAGTAATGGCTAAATTATAAGTTAAACGTAAGTCAACTGTATTTAACATACTAAAGTTAGAAGCACCACTTGGTTGATGTTTTTCTGGTGCTAAGGCAAAACTATAAGAATATATAAATGATGTGGGACATCTTGTATGATGATGATAAGGTTGAACTAATCTAAAATATTTACCAACTCTTTCTTCAAATCTTTCTGTACCATTAAATAATATAATAGCTTTTTCAATTGGATCTGATTTAACAGTGCTTGGATCCATAGTATTACTGTAATTAAACATGTTATTATCTTCTGTATATCTAGCCAATTGACTAACCCATACAATTTCCTTAACTGGTAAATTAAAATCAAGTGGGACTTTAAGGAATCTTTGACCTTTTTGATAATTAGTATCTGAATCGAATTGTATTTGTTCGATTAAATACTCATGTTTGTTTTTAGCAAAGAATCGTCTTTCGAATGTATCTAAATAAATAAAATCAGCAAATATTCTAGCGTCTAACATCGAATATGTTTTAATAGGACGATCATTTGGTTTAATATAAATATTTTGGGATGCTTGGGTACCAGCAGCGGAAACACTTACTTGACTCGGACTAATAAATCCATCAATTGTATCTGTTGTTCCATCATTCCAATAAATTATCTTACCAACATCTCCACTATTAAAAGGTAAACCAATAGTTTTTGTTATTGTTGTTCCAGTTTTAGAAACAGTATAATTATTATTTGGTCCAAATGTCCACAATTCATCGAAGTTTCTAAATTTAATAATAATTTTTATTTCATGATATTGTAATGAAATTAAAGGTAATGCTAATCCAGGGTTACGACAAAACCAAAATTGTAATGGTATAAAAACAGTTAATGGACCTTTTACAGTTGTAAATGTTTCATATTTGGAAATCATATTGTTATAACCATCTCTTTTAGAAGCATCTAAAGCTAATTCAGACCATATTTCTAACCACTCTCCATAATGTCTATCAATTAAAAGTTCACCAATGTATAATTCTATTTTATCTATCATTGCGTGACCAATTGAATTAACCCAACTTATAGTATTACCATTTTGTGATACTATTTCTGGTAAATCTATTTCTAAAACTATTTTATGTAAAAGATCCCCATCTCTACTAATTTTTGTAGTTACAGATTTTCCAAAATCAACTTCACCATCAAAAGTTTGTCTAACAGATTCAAGTGCGAAGTTTGTATGTCTTCTGTATATAATTTTGAATAAAGAAACTTGAGGGTTACCAGTTAAATATAAATCCTGTACCCCAATAGCTGCTAATTGTAATAATCCTCCTGTCATTTTATTATATTAACTATTTGTAATCTTAATTTAATTATTAATTATCTTATTATTATGAAAGAATTTTTATTGTTTAATTCACCGAAAAAATATAAAAAACAAGTAAATATATTACAAATAAAATATTACAAATAAAATAGATAAATAAAATATACAAATAAAGTAAAATATGGCTAATAATAATTCAATTAATGGAAGTTTTACAACACTAAGTGTATCTAGTATTCGTGAAGTTACTACAAATACTGGTGAAATTGTTACTGCTGGAGGTTATATTAATATGAATAATGATGGAATTTTGGAATTACATGGAAAGGATTTATATATAAATTTTAGAGAAAATACTGAAATACGTAATGACGGGTCAATTGTTTTAAAAACAACCACTGGTGATTTAGAATTCACTTCTGAGACAGGAAGAATATTACTTGATTCAGGTGCTCCTGGTACTACATCTATTTATATTAAAACTAATAATTCAGGTGGTGGTATTCTAATGGAATCTGGTACTTCAGGTATTAATATTTTATCACAAATGGGTGATATTTCAATCATTTCAAAGGGTAAAGATATTAATATTGGTTATTCTGATGGTTTAACAGCTTTTGACCCAACTAATGAAACACAAAATATTAACATTGAAGCCCAGAGTTTTGTCAATGTTAACGCATCTTCATTTCAAGTAATCGCTTCTGATACAATTAGTTTTTTAGGTGGTGAAATTATTTTTGGACCAACACCAGCAAATCCATTTTTACAAATTAAGGATGATTGTTTAATAATTGATCCTCAAGTTCAAAATGAACCAGGTATTAAGAAAGTTATGATTGATGTTAGTTCTTCAAGTATTTCAAAACCAACATATGATGGGATTTTAATTCGTTCTTTCAATGATAACGTTTCATCAGACATTACTTTACAAAATAGTGATGGCAAAGGGGGTATATCATTTGGTATTGAGGCACCAAATTCAATAAATGGTATTGATGAGTCATTTATTGCTTATAAGATTGACAATAAAATTATTCCAATTCAATCTGATTCAGGAAGAGATTTTTCAAACAATTATATTGGTCAAACATTTTATTGGACAAGTGATGAAGTTTCTGAAACTATCACGGGTATAAGTACATATATTACACCAGCTTCAACATACAATTCTTATACTTTAACTACTGGTGGTACCTATACCGGTTCTGTAAAAAGATATTACAAAGTTGAAATTGATAATGACTCAAGTAATCCTAATAAATTTAAATGGTCTAATGATGGTGGTGTTACATATCAAGATCAATTATTAGAGGTTTCAACTTCAGAAATATCAATTGAATATGGTATTACAATTACATTCCCCCAAATTAATGGATATACACTTGGTGATTATTGGACTTTTACAGCTTTACCAGTTGCGACAACTGATAATAGTGGATCTCGTTCATCACAAGTATCAAGAATTATTAAATCTGGTTTAGGTTATTTAACAGTAACAGAACCACAAGCGTTTCAAATTAAAACTAGTAATCAAGAACGTGTAAGAATAACTGATAACGGACAAGTTGGTATTAATATTGGTAAACCAGAAGCAACATTAGAAATAACTAATCAAGTAGGTAAACGTTTACTTTTGAGCACTGATTATCAAAATCAACAAATGAATACCTCAGTTACAGGTTTAACAAGTGGTGGGTGGGTTGCTGTTTGGGAATCATATACCGGAAGTACCAATAAATATGATATTTTTGGTCAAATATTTTATCCTGATGGAACTAGAAATGGTAGTCAATTTAAAATTAATGGTATAAATGATGAACAGCAAAATCAATCATTTCCGTTTGTGATTGGAACAATTAAACCTAATTCTGGTAGATTTCTAGTTATATGGAGTTCAGAAACATCTACTCCAGGTGAGTATAATATTAGAGGACAAATTTATGATGCTGATCTTCCTGAAGAAAATAGAAAAATAATGTCGGATGATATTGAAATAAATAGTCATATTACTAATATTAATAAATTCCCTAGAGCATGTAGTTTAAATATCCCTTCGCAAAATTACCCATATGGTATTGTTTGGTCTAGTAATTATCCAACTGGTGGAGTTAATAATTATTGTTATCTACAAATTTTATCATTCAATGGTAATATTCAAAATGAAGAATTTCTAGTTTATAATCCACCTATTTCTTTAAGTCAAACATATCCTGATATTACAGCATTAGCAGTAGATGATCCAATTTTACCAGGAGGTTTTGTTGTAGGTTTCATGTGTGAATATGATACAAATCTGTTTGATATTAGATATCAATTATTCGATAGTTCTTTCGCCAAATATGGTGACACGGTTCTAATTTCTAAGTCAGAAACTATTTATGGTATTAATTCTTCAAAAACATATGGGCGTTTATCTCTCAAATGTCTCACTAACACAAGTCAAGGTAAAGGTTTTATTGTAACATATAATCAATCATATAAAGGTGATAATTCAGTTTTAAATCAAACAGATACACTAACTGGTTTAACTTCATTAGCAATTGGACAAATTACAAATATTGATTTAATTAATACAAATACTATTACAATTAATCTCTTATCTGGAATGTTTTTAGAAGGTGAAGAATTCATTACTAACCTTAGTGCTAGAATTGAAAGAATAGAAAGTATTAGTTATATTTCTGGAAATTCATATGAAATTATCTTATCAAATGATGTTAAAACAATAAAAGCAAATAAATTTATTACATCCTCGACAACACCAGTTTTTACAATTAACTCTGTTAACACAAAACCATTTGTTGATGACCAAGAATTACAAATTCAGGACCCTTCTGAACAGTATTCACTTCCAGTTATAACTGAAACATATGATAATAATTTTGTTATTGCTTGGGCAAATGGAAAGGTACCAAATATTTATTATCAAAAATTTAATTCTGATACTGGTGATAAAATAGGAAATGAAATATTAGTTCAACCATCTAATAAAGGCATTAGTATGCGTAACCCTTCAATTTCGTATGTTTATAATAAAAATATTCAAGATCAAGGGTTAGTTTTATGTTATGATGCTGAGACTTTTGATACTTCAAAACGTGGAGTATTTGCTGAATTGATAAACAATGATAATCCTTTAATGAAAGTATGGAATGGTATTAGTTCAACTGTTATTACTAATCAAGGTTCACTTGGTTTAGGTACATCTAAACCAGACTCATCTATACATATAAAAAATGATAATCCTGGTATCATATTACAAAATACAGTTAATCAATTAGGTCCTAATTTAGCGAGTAGTAAAATATTATTTAAAGATTATGATGGTAATGATTTATCTGAAATTAAAAGTTCTTACACAACTAGTTATGAAACTAGAAACCCTCAGTTTAATAATCTAGTAAGATGGTTTAAATTTAATGAATTAAGTGGTTCTAATTTTGCTGAAGATAGTTCTAAAAATAATCTTCAAGCTACTCTAAATAATTTTAATATATATGATGATTGGGTTCCTGGTAAAGTTAATAATTCATTATATTTTATAGGTTCTAGTTATCTAACATGTGGTAATGATTCAACTATTTCAGAAATTGCTCAAGGTGGATTTAGTATTTCAGTATGGGTTAAAATTTTCCCAGGTTCATCATCAGGGGATGATTTTACAATTTTATCAACTGGTGGTACTAGTAGTGGTCATTATCATATGAAAGTAACTTCTGATTTCTATACATCCGGAATTCTCTATACATCATCAACAAATCAAGAAATTACAGGTACTTCAAACATAGCAGATGGATTATGGCATAATATAGTTATGGTTTATAATCCTGGTGATTTAGGTAATGAATTAAAATTATATTTGGATGGTGTACAAGAAAATACAAATGGTATTACAGGTACAGTTGATATTCCTATTGATGTTAATAATGTTTATATTGGAACATTTGATACAATAAATAATTTTTTTAAAGGTTACATGGATGATCTTCGTATTTATAATACACCTTTATCTCAATCAGATGTGACAACATTATTAGATAATATTGATAAAATAAGAGGAAAAATTATTTTTAAAACAAATAATGGGGAAGGTATTCCAGTAAGTGATACAATTCGTAACTTTACAATTGATGCGGATGGTTTCGTTGAAAACTTAAGAACTCGTTCATTACCAGATACAACAATTTCAGGTACTTTAACTCCAAATGATACTATTATAACTGGGACCAATGGAACTAAATTTTTATCAGAGATTAACATTGGTGATACAATTACTATTAATAATTACCAAAGAATAGTAATTAATATTAATAGTGATACAGAATTAGAGGTAAATGAATCATTAACTGGATATGCTTCTGGACCATATATTAATGTTCAAAGAAAACCATCTGTTTTATCTGGTCTAGATGCCAATTCTCAACTTCGTCTTCTTTTAACTGCGGAAGGTAGATTATCGATTGGTCGAGCTGATACAACTGCTAAATTAGTTATTTCTGGTAGTGATGATCCAAATGATTATCCAAATATTTATTTGAAAAATTATTCAACTAATGGTACTATCAATCAAATAGCATTCTTTGGTCGTGATAACGCAGATATACCTTATCAAATAGGTAAAATTCAAACTGATGCTATTTCAACTGATGGTTTACTTAGATTCTATTTAAATAATAGTAGCCAAGGTCAAAGTAATCAAAGAATGGTTCTTAATTCAAATGGTTATCTTGGATTAGGGGGTATATCTGAATTTAATCCAACTAATCACTTAGAAATTAGAGACAATGATTCTTCCGATGTGAATATTTTATTAGAAAGTGGTAGTAATGATCAAGTAGTTGGTGGTGCAGCATCAAATATTAATTTTAAATCTGTTAATGTCCCTGTTAATTATGCTACAATTAAAGGTTCATCTGATAGTAATGTGAATGATTCAAAAGGTCGTTTAGATTTTATTACAAATGATGGTAATGGTAATGATAACTATAAAATGACGATTAAATCAAATAATAAAATTGGTCTTTACATTCCTGAACCTATTAATGCTTTTAATGTTTCTCCACCACAATCAACTTTTTTTGCCGGAACAGCAAGTTTGTCAGGTACTACTGTAACAGGTTTTGGTACAGCTTTTACAAATAGAATAATTGGAGATATTATTTATTTCGTTGATGATAAAATAAGTAGAGTAATATCAGGTTATAATAGCTCAACATCAATTATTGTTTCAACATCAGGTGCTACAACATCATCTCAATCATATATTATTTATAAATCAGGTATTAATGTAGATAATAATGGTAATATTGGTTTAGATGTTTGTACACCTACATCTACTGTTCATCTAGGTGGTAGTTTAGCAACTGATTATGTTTTTATAACATATGCTGATACATCTGGTGGTGTTTATGATTTAACAAGTCCTTCAACATCTAAACCGAGCCATAATACATATTTAGTTGATACAACAGGTGGAGTAATTACTTTCTTATTACCAGATACATCAACTGTAAATGGACGTATTTATAATATTAAAAGAATCAAAGGGTCACATACTGTTATTATTAATGGTTATGGTTCTCAACTAATTGATCAAGTAGCACAATATAATTTATCAATTCTTTATCAATCAATTACCATTCAAAGTAATGGTTTATCATCAACACTTGGTAAATGGTATATTCTTAATCTTCTCACAGATACAACAATTGCTTTTTCAACAACTGATGGATTACCTGAAGGTTTAACTAATCTTTATTTTACAGAACAAAGAGTTATTGATGTAGTTCAATTGAATCTTACAACACAATATATTCAGGAAGGTGGTATAACTAATCTTTATTTCACAAATGCCAGAGTTATTAATACTGTTTCAACTTTAATGGGGACAAATGATTTACAAGAAACTGGGTTAACAAATCTATATTTTACAGAAGATCGTGTTGTTAATGCGGTACATACACATATTACAACGATTGATATTGATGAAGCAGGTACCAGTAATCTTTATTTTACTACTCAAAGAGTTATAGATACAATTAATGCTAATATTACAACTGAAGATATACCTGAATCCGGACTTACAAATCTTTATTTTAGTACCCAAAGAGTTATAGATACAATTAATGCTAATATTACAACTGAAGATATACCTGAATCCGGACTTACAAATCTTTATTTCAGTACCCAAAGAGTTATAGATACAATCCATGCTAGTATTACAACTGAAGATATCCCTGAATCAGGACTTACAAATCTTTATTTCAGTACCCAAAGAGTTATAGATACAATCCATTCTAGTATTACAACTGAAGATATCCCTGAATCAGGACTTACAAATCTTTATTTCAGTACCCAAAGAGTTATAGATACAATCCATGCTAATATTACAACTGAAGATATCCCTGAATCAGGTCTTACAAATCTTTATTTTAATACTCAAAGAGTTATAGATACGATCCATAATAATATTACAACGGCAGATATTCCTGAATCGGGTACTACTAATTTTTATTTTACAACAGCTAGAGCAAGAAATGCTGTTATAGATATTTATGAATCAATTGATACATTATCATCAGCTTTTGATCCAATTGGTTCAGCTATTAATGTTCAAAATACATTATCAACCCAAATTAGTAATCTAACAACACAATCAATCCCTGAATCCGGTATTACTAATTTATATTTTAATACAACTCGTTTACAAACTGCTTTAGATAATGGAATCTCTACAACCTCTTCTTTAACAGTTTCAGGTAATGTTTACCGTCCAATTAATTCAGTAACACAAATAACATCACAAACAACTCCTGTTACAATCAATACTAATAATGGTATTATTACAACTGTTAATATTAGCTTAGCTGCTAATGCCGCTGATTATTTTGCTGTTAATAATACGAATGTCTCATCAGGTGATCAAATTTTTGCTATGATTAATGGTAAGAGTGGTTCACCACAATCTGGTTTATTAGTTCCAATTGTTTCGATATACGGTATAGTTGATAATAGTTTTAATATTATTATTCGTAATCCTCATTCAGTAGATACATGTACCGGAGTTTATGATATTTCATTCCAAGTAATTAAACATACCTAAAAGTATGGAATAAAATGCTTTTTCAAAAAACAATAGTAAATTAGATATAAATATAATAATAAGTATAAATACTAAATATAAATAATAATTATAAATATAAAAATGACAATTGATAGCTTATTTTTAGATCTTTTATATGATACTACTATAGTATCTAAAATCGATAAAAATAATATTATTTCCAATATACTGAATAATAATTCAGCATCATCTGAAATAATAGAATTACTAAATAAATCTAAATTTCAATCAGAATTATCAGAAATCAATAAAAATAAAAATACAAAATTATATAATAATTTTATTAAAGAATTTAGAAAATTAAGACAAATTATAATTGATTTGTATAATGAAAGTGGAGATTATGAAACTGGAGATATTGACAGAGTAATTTTAGAAATTATGTCATTGTGTGAGGATTCGTATATCAATTATACAAATGAAAATAATGAAACTATATTATTTTATTTATTGAGAGAATATTATGAACATGATTTCTATGAAGAAGTTGATTTTAATGGATGTAGATATTCACTTATGAGTATCTTTGATTCTGTGATACTAAATAAAAACTTTAATATTGATATTAAAAATAATGATGGAATTGATGCTTATTGTTTATGTAAAGATTTAAGTGGTTATAATGATGATGATGAAGATGAAGATTATGATGAGTATGATGAAGATATACTTTTCTACAAAATATCTTATCGACGTAAATTAAATAAAAAAAATAAAAGTATTCAGCAAACATCAAAAATCGGAAAGTAACAATATTTTATTGTTCAATATCTTCACATGTTCTAGATTTATCATTTTCTTTTACATAAAATCCTTTAACTACTGCGGGTGGTTCGTTATCAAATCTTCCATGTGGTAAGTTTTCGGTATGTTGCTTACAATAATCAGATCCATCAATTCTTTTTCGTTGACATCTATCACCAAATTGATTTTCATCCATATATCCACCTGCCCAAATTCTTCCACAACATCTCTTTTCATCATCGGGATATTCAACAATTCTGGGTTGATGTTTAGGTGTTTTCTTATAAAAGAATTGTAAATCATGACTTTTATAAAAGTCTATCAGGTCTTCTTTTTTAAACATGTAATTTTCTCCATGTTTTCTTTCAATAGCTTTGAATATTTTAAATAATTCATTTTCAAAAGTTTCTTTCAAACTTTCGTATAGATAATAATTAATACCAAAATCTTCTTTATCATCTTTATCATCTTCATGATCTATCTCAGTATCTTCTTCTACATTCTCAATAACTTTTTCGGTCTTTTTTTTAGACCTAGAAATTGAAATAGAATTTTTTTTCTTGGACTGACTCATTATTCAGAATACACTAAAAAAAAATTATTTATTTTTATTCAATTTTTTATATGATTTCATTTTTTTTTCTTCAAGGATAATTAAAAAGAATGCCAAGTGCTAAAAAACAAATCGGTTCCGGTTTTACATTTAATCAAAGTGATGTCATTGGAGGACAAATGTCTAGAGTTGGTTACTCCGAATGTGACACACCATCATACTATAATAAATATATGGTTTATGACACAGCTGCACCTGTTCAACAAACAGCTGGTGCCAGAAGATCAAGACGATCAATAAGATCAACTCATAGAAAAGTTAAATCTAAATCTAAATCTAAATCTAAATCTAAATCCGTTAAACGCGAATCTAGAAAAAGATCTAAATCAGTTAAACGTGATTCTAGAAAAAGATCTAAAGTATCTAAATCTAAAAGACGTTTATCAAAATAAAAAATAAATAAAAAATTGATTATTTTTTTACTTTTGTTATTACAATTGATTATTATTTAATATGTTTTATACTCAATATTCCTCAACAACTATTTTAACACCAATAATTAGTTTATTTCTAGGTTATTACAATAATTTCTTAATCTCATTTATTTCTTGTGTATGGATTACTTTTTATAGTCTTTACGTGTATAAACAAAAACAAGAAGAAAATATTTTAGATTTTAACATTGCTTCATTTATTACATTTTATGTCACCGGTATTACAATTAGAAATATTACCATCATTTATGTTGTTGGAGGATTTATTACAGGTGTTATTTTAAGTTTTATTATAAACAATAATAATCAGAATAAAATTATGAATTTTATTGTAAAATCAAAATTAAAAATTACTTTCTTCATTAAAAAAAATTCTATTTATTATTTGATGTATATTTATAAAATATTTTATATTGAAGAAGGAGGACAAAAAAATCAAGATGTACAAAATAAAGATAAAAAGAAAGAGATATATAAAAATGAAGAAATAGGTAAAAAGAAAGAGGTAGAAAAAGATAAAGATATAAATTTAGAAATAGACATTAACCTAGAAAAGGATGATTAGAAATATTATTTTTGATTTTTAATTTTTAATTTTTAATTTTTGATTTTTAATTTTTAATTTTTGATTTGTATTTTGAGTAATATTATTTAACTTTTTTTCTAAAAAATTTATAAATGGATACAACACAAATAAACTATTCAAAGTTCGATAATTTTATAAGCCAATATGATTTATATGCTTTTGATTTTGATCTAACAATACTTAAAATACATGCTTACGCAATGGATATTAAAGCTACTCAAGTTGAATCGATGAGTTGGAAAAAGTTAATGGACCAATTTGCTGACCCCATTTTCTTTAGAGATTTAATAAATTATTTAATATCAAAGCAAAAGAAAGTTGCGATTGTTAGTTTTGGTACATATAATGTTATTAAAGCATATTTAGATAGATTATTCGATAATCCTAATATTTTTACCAATAATAATATTTTAACACCATTAGAAGGGAATCAAAGATATAATCGCACATTAAAGCCAGATTCAGATAAAAACCAATTGTTAATAGATCTAGTTCGTAAACATGATTTTGAATATAATCGTGTTCTTTTTTTTGATGATGATATTAAAAATATTAATAGAGCAAAGGAGTTAGGTGTTACTGCGGTGTTGATCACCCCACCAAAAGGATTTAATAAGGAACTTTGGTTACAATTAGTTGCTAAATCACAACCATCACAATCACAATCTTCAAATTCTGTAATAAAAGATAATAATTTTCCTTTACAACAAACTACTAATAAGATACCTCCTTTACCAACCCCCACAGGTGGATATATTGAAAAATTTGAAAATCCAAAACCTGATCAACAAGGAGATGAAAAAGAAAATCAACATGAATATGAACAGGTTAAAGTTAATAAAAAATCAAAAAAAGATAAAGCTATCAACTCACAAGATATTAATCATAATATAGAAAAAGAAGAAGGTGGGTTTATGTCATATTATATGAATTGGATTAATGTCTTTGCTATTATATTTATTGCTATTTATTGGATTATTGAAAAATTTACTTAAAAAATTATTCATTAATTTAATTTTGTGGTTCTAATTCTACTAAGATGCTACTGCTTGATATGTTGGATTATTAGAAACTTTTACTGGTACTTCATAGCCACGTGTTATTGTTGTTGCTGGTAAAGATGGTCTTGGTGGTGGTTCTGGTGCTACTGGTGCTGGTGGTGCTACTGGTGCTACTGGTGCTACTGGTGATGGTTGTGGAGGATACCCAGGAGGAGGATAGCTCGGATGAGGATGATATTTCGGATGATATCCAGGAGGATACCCCTGATGATACCCCTGATGATACCCAGGAGGATACCCAGGAGGATACCCAGGAGGAGGGTATATTGAAGTAAGTGCTTCAGCAGCATCTTCCGCTGCTTCTGCTTCTTTCCTAGCTGCTATTTTAGCGTTAAGATAAGCAATAGCTCTTTCTTGACCTTCACTCTCAATAAAATGTTCTGGTTCTAAATTTTGTAGTCTTGATAGCTCTTTATGATTTGCTAAATCTTGTTTTAAGCGATTAGTTTGTTTTATTGCTTTAAAATTACCTTTACTTACTTCACTATCTAAAGATGCTATTTTTTTTTCAAATTGTTCTTCTGCGGCCGCTCTGTAACTGGCTAATTTTTCATATTTTAATGTTGATTTTTCATCATCAATATGTTTTTTTAATAATTTGAAATCTTCATGATATGCTCTATCAACAGCTTTCCGTACTTCGTCAGTCTTATTTTCTACTACTTTTTTTGTAGACTTAACATAGGTTCCAGTATTGGCGATTCTTTGTTCTGTTGTTTTTAATGATTTCTGACCCATATCATATTTTCCACTTTTAATGTATTTGACTGCTTTTAAGCTCTTGCTACTAAACCATTCTTTTTTAGCATTTTTTTCCATTTGTTTAATAATATCATCTTGAGATAATGATAAATTTAGCTTACTAAATTCAGGGTGTTTATTCATACAAGCTATAATAGATGCCATAGGATTTCCTGATGTATTACCTTCGCAGGCTGATACAGCATTTTGACATGCTATAGTTGCCCCCATTACTCCAGATTTAGAATATTTTCCACAAACATTTTCAAAACCTTTATTTATACGACTTTTTGATTTTAATACCTTTTTTTCTAATTTTTTTTTAAGATCAGCTGTTGTTTTCTCATATTTTTTAACTTTTTGATCTAATCTTTCTCGTGCTTTATTAATTTTATTTTCAAGACCTAACCAACCTTCCTTTTTTTTTTCAAAATTTTTTTCAAGTTTATCAATTTTATCTTTATATTTAGCAAGTTTCTTTGGATCTTTTGTTTTTAATATTAATTTATTATATTCAGCTATTTTACGATCTACCTTGAATCTTCTAGCATTTAATTTACCAATGTATTTATCAAGATCCTGTCTTTTACCTAAAATTCTTTCATTTATATAATTTAATCTAGTTGTTATTCCCTTTGTACTGGAAGGTTCTCTTCCAAAAAAGGTTTTGCCTTTAGACATGAGGACTCTTTCACCTTTAGAATTTCTAATAACTTTATATCTTCCACTTAATCCAGTTAATTTAAGACCAACATTTGCGAATCTTTTTCCTTGTCTTTTACCAAACTTTCCAACCCCGTGGCTTATTCTTCTTCCAGCAGAAACAGCTATATCCCGAGCTCCAACTGCCCCTCTTTTAATTCCTGTACCTAATGTACCTAATGCCATAAAAGGAAATGCAATAGCAGTGCCAATAAAACTTAAAATACCACCATGTTGTATGTATTTATTATTTTTTTTTCTGGTTTTTTTTTTATTTTTAGTATCCATATCATCATAATGGTATTCAACAATATATCCTCTTTTTTGTAATTCATGATGTTCATCAATTAATTTTTCAACTTCAGCGAAATATTTATCAATTGCTTTTTCAACTTTAGCTATATTATTATTTATATTGTTATTTTTAGATGAAGATTCTGAAGATCTTGAAGACGTTGAAGATAAACTAGAAGTTAATGAGTTAGATGATACCGAAGATGAAGTTTTTTTTTTAGGTTTTCTATTTATCTTTGTTAGTATTGTTCTTTTTTTTCCCTTGCTATGTATCTTATGAGTTTTTTTCTTTGTTTTATATTTTTTAGAAAGACTCATTCTTTTTTATTATATTTATATTTATAATTATAATAAGATTTTTTACTAAATTACAAAAAAATGAAAACATATAACGGAAAAATATAATAGGAAAAATATAATATGAAAAATATAATAGGAAAAATAATAAAACATGAAATAGAAAACATAAAATTATAGCATTATTGAATCACGTATTCTGATGAAGTGCTTTTCTACTTCTTCATTGTATTGATTCATCAATAATGCATCTTGTAATTGTTGATTTTCCAAAAAATAATCAAAGAATTTTAAAAAACCATTTATTTTATCTTTAATCATCTTCCAATATTCTTGTTCAAAATAAACATCAATTACATTTGTATCGATTTGATTAGAATTCTTATCTTTATTTGCTAAATGCTCAACTAAATGTCCATGTTTTAAATTCATCATCTTTAAATAGCATTGAATTTGTGGTTTTTCATAATCTTTAAGTACTCCAAATAAACAACGAGTACGGTTCTTAATTTCTACAAGTATTTCTTCACCTTCTCGACTCTTAGCTAAGCCATCAATTTTACCTTTCAAATACCATTCAATATTTGTATTTCCATTAGGGTATTTAATTGGATAAAATATGGACTTTTGTTGTTGACTAATTATGGAACAAGTCATTCTAGAATACAAATCAATAACTGATTCTTCATTATTATTACCATACCCTCTATTACTAAAACTACTAACTAATTTCCCCAATGCTTTCTTTTTCTCTTCAATTTCTAAAGGATCACCTTCTCTTTTAGCAGAATTATTGATTTCATTAAGAATACTCATTTGATTATTTAATAAATTGGTATGATTATTATTCTTCATAGCTGATAGAGTTTTAGATTTAATATTATTATTATCTAATCCTAATTCATTAGATAACATTTCTAATTTTTCCATTTCATTAATAAATTTAAATGATTTACCATGTTTTTGTTCTAATTCAATAGTTCTTTGACTATATCCATTAAAATCAGCTTTCATCCAAAATCCAATAAGGAGTTGAGTGAAGGACCCGTACTTACTTAGTCCAATTAATGTGGCTAATTGACTTACTGGTATAAAGATTTTTATGTTACTCATTATAAATACTATAATTATATGAATAAACTTAGTCTTATAATGATCTTTTAATCTAAAGAAAATTTAATTTATTTTTAACTTTTAACTTTTTACTTTTTCTATATAAATAATAATAAAAATGTCAATTAAAACAAAAAAAATTATAATAAATCTAAATTAAATAAGAAAAAATCTCAAACAGGAGGATTATTCAAGGTTAAACCGAAAGAATATAATAATATTAGATATAAAAATAGTTCATTTGTCCTGAAAAAATTAACATGTCAAACTAAAGGATGTAATAGTACTGTTTTCAAACATCGACAACTAAAACTTGGAACAAAATGGAAATCATTTCTATTAGATACTGATTTTTTTGATAATAAATTTAATTCATTTACATGTGTAAAGTATGGTTATATACAAATTTATAGTGGTAAAATAAACTATGATTCTGAAGAAGTAGAAAAATAGAAAAAATAAATAAAATATATAAAATATATAAAATATATAAAAATTAAGTCGAATTTTATTTTTTATGTGATGATCGTTTATTACTTTTACCAAACTTTCTTAATACCTTTGTTGTTTTTGTTTTTGTTTTTGGTTTTGATTTTATTTTTTTATTAGTTTTTCTTTGTTTTTTAGATCCACCTGATTGTTTTGTTTCTAATGGCTTAATTAAATATTGTTCAACATGTTGACGATGAGTACCATGATATCCGGTATATATTTCTTTCCGTAAAGAATCTATTTGTTGTTGTATAAGTTTATTATCATAAGCTTCAGATTTACATATAGATGAATTAAAAATAGATAAAATTATTTTTATTTTATTTGTTCTAGTTTGATTCATAGTATCATATATATCATATCCATTAGCTTCATATGTATATGTTGATCTTTGATCTGATAATTTTGATGCATTATCTGATAAATTTTTTGAAATATTATTTTTTGTTAATAAACAAAGTAATATTTGTCTACTAATTGTATATAAAGATTTAAATATGTATTTATTTTTCCTTGTAAAAAATATGTCATCAATATTTTTATCACTATTTTTATTTTGATTATCATTATTTTTATCACTATTTTTATTTTGATTATCATTATTTTTAAAATATGAATTAAATATGTTATCTAATGGGGTTTTTTTAGATAATATATTTAATTCATTTTTAGAAAATATGTCATCTAATGGGGTTTTTTTAGATAATATATTTAATTCATTTTTAGAAAATATGTCATCAATATTTTTATCTAATGGGGCTTTTTTAGTATTGATTGAATTAGAATTTACTAATTTTGTAGAATTTACTAATTTTGTAAGAGTCTGAAATATAGAATCACTAATTGTATCATTTCGTATTTTGAATAATAAATGATATGATAATCCTTCAAATAATAAAGGAGGGACATTAAAATTGAATACTTTTTCTGGCCAATATGCTAATAATAACCATAATGTTTTATAATAATCATTAAATAATAAACTTCCAAATGTTTGGTATTTCCCAGCCTCTAAATCATTTTTTAAATTTTCACCGCTTAATTCTCCTTGTGAAGATGTTGATGACTGATCAAGAAGACCTGAGTTTATATTATTTAATAAATTAATTAATAATTCAAATTGTTCATTTTCTAGTAATTTATTACATAATTTATATAAGAAATCATCCATTATCAATCGGTTATTATGATATTCAGTAACATTACTATCCGAAGTAACAAAATAAAATACATGGATTAATGTATCCAATATATTATTTTGTATAGTAATATTTCCAGATATTACTTTCATTGGATTTTTAATTTGTCCTTCTGGATTATAATCCCGAATTATAGAATGTACTAATCTTTCTAAAAAATTTGGTGTATCTAATAATGATGTAACTTTAGTTTTTCTTAATTCATAAATATTAGAATCATTATATAAATAGTCATGTATTCTAGTTACATAGTTTTCATCATTACTAGGTGAACCTAACATTTGTGTAATCTCATTTTCTTGATTTTGTATGTTAGCCATTTTTATTTATAATTTAATAAAGAAAAAAATTAAAAAATTAAAAAATTAAAAGATGAAAAAATTAAAAAAATCAAAATAATATATTTAAGGGCATTTAAGAGCATCAAGTGCGTATACTAAACCTGGTACATAAAAGCACATGGTAAGAAAGAAACAATTAATAATTTCGTTAAGCCCTTCTATAACTTTTGTTAATGTACCCCAATAAAAATATGGGAATTCTTCTAAGAAGTCCATTTTAGATAAAATTAAGCCGAATGGAGGGAAAATAACAGTTAAAATAATATCAAATAAGTGTGTTGGTAAACAAATATTCCCATATCCTAACCCTCCATATACTACTTTATCATAAAATGTCCATTCATTATTGTCTATTTTATTATTCAATTGTTGATTACTTGGCATTTAAAATTTATACTTATATTTATACTTATAAGATACTTTTTTTTAACAAAAAAAAACAATTTTTATGAAAAAGAGTGATAAAAAAAACAAAACAAAAAAACAAAATAAAACAAACCAAAACAAAAAATAAAATAAAATAATATAAAATAAATAAAATAAAATAAGTAAAATAAAAAATGGAATCAATCAATTATTCAGATTTTATACAATCTTGTGATTCAGGTGATTTAATTTTATATACTTCTAAGAAATGGTATTCATATATTATTGAATTCCTAGGTTGGTCTAAATATTCACATGTTTCGATGGTTATAAAAGATCCAATTTGGATCAGCCCTGATCTAAAAGGTCTTTATATTTTCGAAAGTGGTGCTGAAGATGTAAAAGATGTTTTGGATGGTAAAAAAGTGTATGGAGTTCAGTTAGTAAAATTAGAAGATTCATTAAAATATTATAAAAATAGTCATAATGGTATTATCTATTATCTTAAAAATAATTTTGATAGAAATAATGATATTAATATTAAACTCGAAAAAATTATATCTAAAAATGATGATAAACCGTATGATATAAATATTCTTGATTGGATAGGTGCTAGATTCAATATAAGTTTAATCCATCGAGAAACGATAAGATTCTTTTGTTCAGCTTTGGTTGGTTATACCTTAACTGAATTAAATATGCTGGATTCAGAAACCGATTGGACAATAATTACACCTAAAGAATATAGCTATTATGAAAATAAAAGACTGTGCTTCAAAAATTGTATAATAGAACCTGAAAAAATAATAATAATGGATCAATAACTTCACCAGGGATTAAGTAAGGTGGGTCAGATGAACATAAAAAAAATATTGAGCTTGGATCATCATTTAATAGGTATTTTGGATATTTAATTATGATTTGATGGAAAATAGGGTTGGTATGGCCGCCGGCAGGCACAATATGAATTATGAGATGTCTTGGGAAGTTTAGCAAGACAGCGCATTCCTAGCCGAAGGCTGATTCCCGAAATTATGCTATATGTTTTTTTACCATTGCTTTTTTATAAAAAGTGTTTTTTGACCACACTTTTTTTGTTTTAATTAGCCTTAGCCTTAGCCTAACTTATTAATTATCTTTTGTCTAATATCTGTTCTAATTTGAGATTTGATTGATCCTTTTATATCATCCGTAAAATTATTACCCATTGATGCTGATCCAACACCTAACATTCTATTATAAGCATTTCTAGCTATATTAAGAGGATCACCTATTACACTTTGTATCGGATCCATTGTAATACTTAAATAAACAGCTAAACATGTTACTAAAACAGCCCCAATAAAAATTATAAGGGGGGTATATGATATTTCTATTGCCGATTGTCTAACTGGTTTAGCTTTTAACTTAGCTAATCTTTCACGTTTCATTTGTTGATATCTTTTTGAATAAGGAGCATTATGCATCACAATTAAAGCATAGACTAAACCAGGGAAGTATTTAACAAAACATAGTAATCCACATATTAAAATATTATACCAAGCACTAATACCTCTTGATAAAAATACACCAATTGGAGGTAACATCAATGTCATAAAATACCTAAAAAAAGTATATTCAAAACATGTTCCATTTTTTGTTTTTAATTTACCAGCTAAGAAACCTTTAAAATCGCTGAAAAAAGTTCTTTGTACATATAAAAAACATGATTCCAAAGTATCTATAAATAGATTATATGTTCCCTTTAATAATTTTTCAATCACTATGACTTCAACAAAATATATCATAACTTTACCGATTGGACCAGAACCAGCTAAAATTCTACCTCTTTTATCTTTTTTTTCCTGTATTCGATTTTGTAATCTATTTGTAAATCGATTTGATGGTTGTAAAGACATATTGTTATTTATTAACTTCTTATTTAGTTATCAAGAAATAATTTAGATTATTTTTTTCTTTCAGCTTTTAGTATTTAACAATACAATATAATTAAAGCATATATTAAACCAGGAAAGTAATAAAATAATGTTAGAATTGCACATAATAATAAATTCATCCACCCTTTTAAACCTAATTCCATAAAAAGACCCATTGGAGGTAATATTACTGTTGCAATAATTACAGGAAATGCTACATTAGTATCAGGTTGTTCAAAACATTTTTTTCCTTTAGCACATTTGGCAGCATCAGTTTTATCATTGGGGTTTATTTCATTTTCAGATGGGTTATAACCCCAAAAGCTAGATACAATTGGTTCAAATACTAAATTTACTAAAGATCTCATCACACCTGATATACCATCTAATACACCCAATATTATTACCCTTAATACACTAAGTATACCTCTTACAATATCATGTAAAATATAATATGGATTTAAAAAGTCCATAAATACCCATTTGAAAAAATCTACAAATAACCATTTAAAAAAAAGACCTACACCTTTAAAAAAATTACCAATACTATCGAAACCATCTTTAATATCATCAAGAGGATTTCCTCCTTTCATTTTTAAATGAACCTGATAATTAGAACTTTCTTTTTCATTAAAATTATGATGATTAATAACTTTACTACATGAAGTTATATAATAGTCTAATGAATTTATTTTGTATTTTTTTTCAATCTCTTTTTCTAATTGAGAATATTTATCCAAATAATAAAAATTTTTATGTGGACCGAAATCAACTCTTATATGTCTCATTTAATACTTTTATAGAAAATACTTTTTACAAAAATGTAATATCAAAAAATTATTTTTATTGAAAAAAAACTTTTAAACTTTTAAACTTGTAAATAAAAATTGAATCATTATACCTAGAATGAATCTATTTCTAGTTATCTAACTTTAACTTTAACTTTACAATTAAAACGATGGAAGACTCTGAAATCAACTATAATGTCGAATTACCTGATGTTACTTACGTCTCTGGTCTCGATGATGCTAACATTAAAATCTATAAATTCGACTCCTCTAAAGATATTTATGATATCATTTCTTACTTCCTAGAAATCAAATCGTCAAATGATCATTTCTATGTCGTAGATATCAATCAAATTATTAAACAATATCATCTCTGGAAGAAAGAACTCCCATTTGTTCGTCCATTTTATGCTATTAAGAGTAATCCTGATCCAATTATTATTCAAATCCTTACTTCTCTAGGATGTGGTGCGGATTGTGCTAGTAAAACAGAAATCGTTTCTGCTCTTGAATATCTACCCCCAGCTGATGTTATTTATGCCAATCCCTGTAAAGAAATAACCCATATTCAATTCGCTCGTTCACATGATATTGATTTACTTACTTTTGATTCTGAAACAGAATTACACAAGATTAAGATTCATCATCCTAAAGCTAAACTAATTCTTCGAATTAAGGTTGATGATAGTTCTTCTCGTTGTAAATTTAGTGTTAAATTCGGTTGTGAAATTGAAAATATTGAAACAATGCTTAATCTGATCAAAGTACTCGAACTTAATCTGGTAGGGGTTTCCTTTCATGTTGGTAGTAATTGTACATCTGTTGGTTACTTTAAGAAAGCGATTGCTGATGCTCGGAAAGTTTTTGATATGAGTTTTGAGAAGATTGGTAAGAAACTTAGCATTCTAGATATTGGTGGTGGTTTTCCTGGATTTGATAATGAAGCAGGGATTACTTTTCAAGATATCTGTCAAGAAATTCGGGAAGGTTATCAAGAGAGCTTTGGTGATATTAAAGATTCAGTCTCTGTTATGGCAGAACCTGGACGATTCTTTTGTACTAAATCACATACTCTAGTCTTTAATATTATTGGTATCAAGAAAAAGATTGATAAAGGGACACAAGCTGTAAAATATCAATACACAGTTAATGAAGGTATTTATGGTAGCTTTAGTGCTGTAATGTTTGATTATGCAAAACCAAGCATTAAACCTTTCAATGAACGGAATGAAGAAGAATTGTACCCTTCAACTGTTTTCGGTCCAACATGTGACTCTCTTGATAAGATTACTGAAGATGCTATGCTACCAGAAATGGCAGTTGGTGATTGGTGTTTTGTTGATAACTTTGGCGCTTATACACGTGCTTCATCTACTAGTTTTAATGGATTTCGACCAGGTCAGGTATATTACATTCAACATGAGCATAAATAGTAATTCATTGTTATAAGTAATTCAAATTTTCAATTAAATCATTATTTTTTGTTATATAAATATAAATATAAATATACAATTAAAAATTTAATGCCTGATACTTTACCAAGTTTTAATGAACCATCTTTTTATGGTTCAGATTTCAATAATAGACTTGTTATTATGAATAATAGGGGTATAACCCCTTAAGGTATGTCATTATTTGGGAGTATTAATAGTACAGATATAGAAAGGTTAGAAAATTTTTTATTACAACAAACACCACAATCTGGACAAAAATTACTTTCTATAAATTCTATATCATCAAAAACAGAAAAATCTTTTAAACAAAAAATAAAAAAATATTGTGAACTTTTATATAAATATTTAAAATCAACTGGAACTTGTTTTATCAAAGGGGCATTTGTTATTGATGATGAAGATGGAAAATTAAAAGAATTGTTAAGAGAATGTAATAAAGGTAGTGTTATAAATTATCAAATACCTGATATATCAATACTGGATGAATTAGTTGAAACATATAAGTCTGATGATGAGGTCGCTAAAATTTATAAAAAATAAAATCGTGTCATTTAAAATAGACCGTGCTGTAAAAGCAACTGGATGTGACATACTATTAGGAATAGAAAGTCAATAATAAAAATAAAAATAAAAAAATCATCAATTTTTTAATATAATATAATTCTAAAATTCTTTATTTTGTAAATGTAATTTTATTTCAAAAAAAATATTTATATTTTTTGAAAAAAAAAATTATATATATATATATTAAAAACAAAACAACCAATTACTTTTTACAGCACGGTCTATTTTAAATGACACGATTTTATTTTTTATAAATTTTAGATTTACGATGAAATCTAGATTTCATTTTATCACTTTTCTTTTTAGTCTTTTTTAAAGAAGCATTAAAATAATTTAGATATACCTTTTTATCTATTAAACCTATACATTTTGTAATTGCCCTTTTTATATCATCATAACTCATTGGTTCCTCTTTTCTAATATAATGTTTCAATTGATTGAAATAAGCCTCTATTGGATTTTGAGAATGATTATATGGTAAAATATGAACATAATCATTTTTACTTTTGATAATAAAATCTTTAACCAATTGATTTCTATGACAACTAGCATTGTCCATTAATATTAGTTTACCTGTTTTATTTTTAAGAATATCATCTAAAAATTCGATCAATCTAGCATGATCCGAACCACCTGTTTTATATAAAGTCCAATCTACTACACCTGAAGTGGAAATAGCCATTATTAACGTATATTTTACAAATACAATATTATTAGTTGTTGTTTTACTTAATCTTTTACCTATTTCAGATCTACCTTTCATTAAATGAATACCAACTGATATTGATGACTCATCTAAAGCAATAATATCATTTATATTATGTTTTTTTATTTTTGAATAAAAGTTCTTGTATTGTTCATTGTAATTTATGGTTTTAGCAAATCTAGTTATAGGTTTATGTTTAACTTGGATTTTCTTGTAAGATAAGTTTTCATATCTTATAATATGAACTAAATGAGTTTTTGATAAGGTTATATCTGTAAATTTTTTATGAAAATCACTCAGTATTTCTAGTAATGTAATATATGGATTTTTAGATATTAAATCCTTAATATATTTAACGTGTTCTTCTTTGACTTTATAAGACCCTTCACTACGATGTTTATTATCAACATTTCCTTCTTTATCATATCTATCAAGCCATCTTTTCAAACTATATTTTGAACATCTAAATATTTTACAAGTCTTTCTCAAACTTGTATATTTAGTTTTCAAATGATATTTAACAGCAGATAATTTATAATCTGATGATTTATGTTTCATTTATAATAAAAAAACAAAAAATAAAATGTCATTCTCTTAAATGACCTTTAGATTTATTATGAAGGTTCATTGAACTTTCGGTAAAAACACCAAAATCGCATTTATCACAGTAAAATTTAAATTCTTTTTTACGTTCTTCTTTAGTTGCATGGTTATTTAATTTATGAGTTAAATGATTATTTCTATTAATTGATTCATAATTACAAACATCACATTTAAAAATTTCTTTTTCTTTAATTGGTTTAGTTTTTCTTTTACCCGTTTTATGTTTTTCACTTTCTAAATGTGATGTCATCAAATGTTTATACTTTGTTCCATAATTGCATTTTTCGCAAAAGTGTTTAGGTTTAATGGGAGATGTTTCAATTTCCATTTGTATAATAGTGTCTTGACTACTATATTAATAAATTTAATATAACTTTATATAATTTTTTGAAAAATATTTAAATATTCAAAAATTAATTTAAAATTATTTTTAATGTAAAATTTTAATATGTTTCGATAAAATCTATTGTTTCAATTATATTATATTTTTTTGAGAGTTCTTCATTTTTATCAATAAAACAATCAAAACATAAATTTCTTTTTTCACCATAATATGATAATTTTATACTTTTGCTTGTTCTAAAACAACCTCCTTTACAAGGGTATGGATAATTATCATCATTTACTTCAACATTTTTTAACCAAGAACTTGTTTTAAATAATTCTTTTAATTTTTTCTTTCTATTATTTTGATTTAATTTAAATTCTTGATCTTTTGTATATTTCATAAAAAAATCACAAGGTTCATCAATTATATCAAAATCTTCTTTTAAACCATCCCATAAATTTTTTTTGGCACATCTAAAAAATAAATAATTTTGTTCTTCATTTTTTTTAACATCACAAGGAATATTACATTTACATATTGGTAAATCTTTAACAAAATTATTTACAGGAAATTTATATTCAATATTTTTAGTATATTTACCACCTCTTATTTTTTTCCAATTATTTTTATTGTGTATCATTAAACATTCAACAATATTATTTTCAATTTCTAAATTATTATAATCTTCAAGTTCATTCTCAAAATTATATAATTTATGTGATGCTCTAGATTTCATACTATATTCATTATCACCATCAAAATTTTTATTAGTAATATTAATTATATATTCATTATATTCAAAAAAATTTGATAATGTATTTAATTTATAAATTGCTATAATATTTTCTGGATTATATGTTGATGTATTTACACCTCCTTTACCATCAAAATGTTCCCAAAATCTTCTATATAATCTAGTAGTTTCACCAACATAAAAATATCCATTATCACACTTTAATATATATATCCAATGCATTTCGTTTAATAATTATAATAAAAATAATAAAATTTTATATTTATTTGTATTTATAAATTTTTTAAATATTCAAAAATTAAAAATTGAAAATAAACAAATTACTATTACATAATATAATATATAAAACTATGGATAAAGATAAATTAATACAAAAATATAACATTACAATTTATGAAATAGTTAAAAATAAACTTGATGAATCTGGTAAAAATATTGATGATTTTGATTATAAAACAGATCTACATAAAATTTTTGAATACTTTTCTTGTATCAAACTGACACAAGAATATAATAAGCCATTCTATGAATATGATGATATTCCGATTGAATACAAAGAATTAAATTGTATGTCAAAAAATGATACTGGTATTGATGCATGTAATTTAGTTGATATGATTGTTCAATGTAAATTGAGACAACAATCATTAACTTGGAAAGAATGTGCTACATTTTTTGGTAGTAATTTATATGCTGATAGTGATGGTAAATCAAAAACTAGATGGGATTATCTTATTATTACTAGAAATCAAGAAAGTAAGTTAGCAGATAATTTAAATGAAAAACTTAAATTCAATCAGTTCATTGATAAAACATATCCTAGAATAGAACTTTTATCATATTGTAAAGGTCTAATTGAAAATCCACCAGAATATTTTAAGGATAATACAACCATTGAAAAACGTGATTATCAAGAAGAATGTATTAAGTTAATTAATGAGATGGATAATGAAAATCTTATCATTTGCTTGCCAACTGGAACAGGTAAGAACTTTATTATTACTCATTCATTACAATCTAATGTAAAATATCTTATTCTAGTTCCTAGAATTATGTTAATGGAACAAATTAGGGATGAAATAGTTAAATATCATCCTAGAATGAAATCTAAAATTCAAATGGTTGGTGATTCAAATAATGAATTTAAATCCGAGAAGGATATTACAATTTGTGTATTTAATAGTGTTGGTATTGTTAAAGACCATATTGAATCATTTAATAAAATATTTGTTGATGAAGCACATCATATCAGAAAACCGGAAATTTATAAAGATGAAGATGATTATTCTTGTTCTTCATCTGATCTAGATTCTGAGTATGAAGATGATTTTGATGAAGATGTATCTTATACTGATGATGAATACTTTGAAGATGAAGAAGAACTAAATGAAGAAGACATTGAAGATGATTTTGATGATGATGTTGAACCTAGAACAGAACAAAAAGATGAAGTTAAAGAAGAAATTGATGATCCAGAAAATGAAAATTGTGATAATAAAACTTTTACTAAAATCATTAAAGAATTTTCAAAACTTAATAATAATGTCTATTTATCAGCAACAATTGATGCACATCATGGTTTTAAGTTTTATCAAAAAGATATTAGAGAAATGATTGAAAAAGGGTATTTGTGTGACTACACAATTAACATTCCTATTTTTAATGAAGACCCAACTAATATTTTGGTTTGTAAATATTTAATTAAAAATCATCATAATATCATTATTTATTGTAATTCTCATAAAGATGGTAAGTCAATTAATAAATTGATGAATTCTATTCAAAAAGGGTGTTCAGAATATATTGATTGTCATACATCTAGAAAGAAACGTAATGATATTCTTAATAATTATAAATCTGGAAAATTACCTTTTCTAGTTAATGTAAAAATTTTAGTTGAAGGTTTTGATGCCCCTATTACAAATGGAGTTTGTTTTATGTCTTTACCATCATCTAGTACTACTTTAATTCAAATTATTGGTCGTGCTTTAAGATTAGATCCAAAACGCTTAAAAACAATGGCTAAAGTTATTTTACCTTTCTCTAAAAAAGAAGATGAAAAAGCAATATCTAATTTCATGAAAGTAATGGCTAAGAATGATTCTAGAATTAGAAAATCGTATGACAATAAGAAATTAGGTGGATATTTTAATATTGAAAATATATTTGATGATGAAGAAAAGATAGAAGATCTAGATTTAATGGTAGAACCGAATATTAAATATGAACTAATTTTTGATAAGATGGGAACATTAAAGAATAGTGAAGAAATCTGGCTGAAAAAATTAGAAGAAGTCAAGAAGTATATTGATGAAAATAAGGAATTACCATCAAAATATCATGCAAATCAAAATATTAAAATTTGGGGTAATTGGATATCAACCCAAAAAGCAAATTATAAAAACAAATTAAAAATTATGTCTAATATTAATATTTATAAAAAATGGTATGAATTTATTAATGATAATAACTATAAAAATTATTTTGATAATAATATTATGGTTTGGTTAAATACATTTGAAAAAATAAAAATATATATTGAAAATAATAAAAAATGTCCTACAAGAAACGATCCTGATATAAATGTTAAATATTTTTCTCAATGGATTTCTAAACAAATAATGTATAATAAAAAAAATATATATGTAATGAAAAATGAAGAAATACATACTATATGGAATAATTTTATTAATGATATAAATTATAAAGATTATTTTATTGATAAACATACATTATGGGAAAAAAAATTAGAATATCTAAAAGAATATATAGACATTAATAAAAAACTTCCATCAAAAAATGATACAAACATAGACATTAAGAAATTATATGTATGGATTACTGTTCAAAAAAGAACTTATAAAAATAGAAAAGACTTGATGACTGTTTCTAAAATATTTGAACTTTGGAAGTCATTTATTAATGATATAAAATATAAAGAATACTTTTTTGATAAACAAATAATTTGGCATACTACTTATGAAAAAGTTAAAATATATATTGATACATATAATAAAAGACCGTCTAGTAGTGATAAAAATATATTAATTAAACAATTAGCAACTTGGGTGAACACACAATTACAAAATTTTAAATTAAAAAATAATAATATGAAAGATCCAGAAATTTATACAGAATGGTTTAAATTTATGAATGATAATAAATATAAAGACTATTTTCTTGATAATAATAATATTTGGTTAAATAGTTTAGAAAATGTTAAGAAATATATTAATACACATAATAAAAGACCATCTTGTATGTGCAAAGATAAAGAAATTAAATCTTTAGGCGAATGGATTATTCATCAAATTAGTAATTATAAAAATAAAACTAAAATAATGAAAGATTCTATTATTTATAATGAATGGACTAATTTTATAAATGATGATATATACAAGGAATATTTTCTAGATAATAATACTATTTGGTTTAATAATTTAGTAAAAGTAAAAAAATATATTGATGAAAATAATAAAAGACCATCATCAGTAAGTAAGAATAAAGAAATAAAAACACTTGGAACATGGATAAATACTCAACAAAGAAATTATAAAAATAACAAAGAAATTATGAAAGATTCTACTATTTATGATGAATGGACTAATTTTATAAATAGTGATAAATATAATGAATATTTTCTAGATAATAATACTATTTGGTTAAATAATTTAGAGAAAGTAAGAAAGTATATTGACCAAAATAATAAAAGACCATCTATGAATAATAATGATTATTCAATTAAAACACTTGGTGCATGGATAAATACACAACAATATAATTATAAATCAAGAAAATATATTATGAGCGATTCGAGTATTTATGACATTTGGACAACTTTTATTAATGATTATAAATATAATTTATATTTTATAAATGATGAATAAATAAATTATTTGTTTAAACATATTTTACTTTTCCAAATTTTTAAATTTAATTTCTTTTTTTAAGTTAAAAAGAGTATAACATTAACTCACTTAAATATTATTTAAGTAAATAAATATTATGGTGTCAAAATCTAAAAAACCAACTGTTAAACAAAAATCAGATGAAGATAACTATGATTTTATGAAAACTAATAAAGATAATATCAAAAATATTATCAGAGATCATGAAACATTAAAAATTATCAACAATCTAGCAATTAAAACCAATAAAATAGTTATACACGCTTATAATTTTATTAAATTATACTGTATTCATTTATTTGAAAATAACCTAGATTTCCCAGAGTTTGATAAAGAATATATTATGGATGTATTCAAAGCCATTACGACACGTAAGTGTGGCTCTGGTGGATATACCAAAGATAATATGCCTCAACAACTAAAAGAACTTACTGAGTTTTTTGAAAAACATTACAAAGATACAATGGTTCCAAATGAAGAATTATTATATGATAAAATGAGTTATATTCTAGCATATGAAGCAATTGATATGACAACTAATATTTACATTAATGTCAGAGAACGCTATTTACAACAACTTAACAAACTAGTCAATATTACTTTTAAATTTAAAGACCAAATCAATCAAATCAAAGAGAAATTCAAAAAGAAGGAAACAATCAAACAAAAGAAGAAAGAACTATATGAAGAATTCAAACAAATCAAAGATGACTTACTTAATGTAGGTGTTGATAAAGAATTAAAATCTAAAAAGAAGTATCACAAATGGATTAAAGAACACAAACCAAATTTTATTCCTAACAAAGACACATTTGATAATGATAATATAATGTATGATTTAAAATCTAATACACATCAATACTTAAAATGTTATATGTATATCGGAAAAGAACTTGAAAAATTATATGACCTAGAAGACCCAAACAAACATATTATTAGACTATTTAATACATTACCTTTAAGAAGCAATATTGTTGTTAAACATATAACAATTGATACGTGTGGTTTAATATCTAATTTTTTAGGTGATGAACCAACAACAGAACATTTAAAGAATTATAAAAAGGATAATAATCAATACGAACTATGGAATAAATTTTTTGATATAAATAAAAGAGTATTCAAAAAGAATGTAGAAAAGAACTTATATTCATACTATTATATGATTAGAACAGATGGTGTATCGGCTTGTATTTTGTTCAAGAGAAATGATAAAGATGGAAAACCAATGAGTAAAGACAAACGTAAAAATAAAGAAGAAGAATATATTAATTATATTGAAAAAGTAGAATGGACAGATGAACTCAAAAAGAAGAAAATAGTTGTAGCCGATCCAAATTTAAGCGATTTATTATATTTCGGTTCTAAAGATGATAATGGAAACTTACAAACATTTAGATATACTCAAAATCAAAGAAGAGTTGAAACTGGAACCAAAAAATACAGAAAAATCATTGATTCAGAAAATAAGAAAACTATAATTTCAGACAATAAAACAGTTAAAGAACTAGAATCAGTTTTAAGTAAATATAATTCTAAAACTAATGACCATGATAAATTCAAAAAGTATCTTAAAGAAAAGAACAAACTTAATAATTTGTTATTTGAGCATTATGAACAAATGTATTTCAGAAAATTCAAATTAAACAGATATATAAATAGTCAGAAAAGCGAAAGTAAAATGATAAATAATTTTGGAAAGAAATTTGGTTCAAAAGAAGATGTAATATTTGTAATGGGTGATTACGATAAATGTAATAACCATATGAAAGGCGTAGAACCTGTTATTAATAAGAAATTCAGAAGAATTTTTAGAAATGCCGGATATCAAACATTCTTAATAAATGAATTTAAAACTTCAAAATTATGTAATTGTTGTCATAACGAATTAGAAAAATTTATGATTCGTCAAAGTAATAAACCTAGAGATCATAAATTAAATAAAAAGTGTCTTGTGAATGGACTTTTACATCACGATAAAGATGTCAAGCCTAAGTGCGAAATAGTTCATAACCGAGACAAGAATGCAGTTCAGAATATGTTAAATATAATAACGTCATTAAAAACAACTGGATTGCGTCCTAAAGTATTCTGTCGCGAAGAAAAAGAAAAAGTGGAACCTGTAAAGAAGAAACTTAAAAAAGCGACCTAAATTCATTCACATTTCACGATGTGATATATCCAAATTTTTACAGTATTATAATTTTCGTGTCATTTAAAATAGACCGTGCTGTAAAAGCTAAAAAAAATGACAAGTTTATCCGAAAAAGCCATTTATACCTATACATTGCCTTATTATCCTATACCCATAAAAGAAAATGATCCAGTTAGTATAATTCATAAAAATTTTACAGAATTTAATTCATCTAATATGAAAACTTTTTCAACTGACGATTCTAAATTCATTAAAGGAAAATTTAGGTCACAAAAACTTATTTCTCAACAAGGTTATGGTGGTAATTTTGAATATACTGTTGAATTATTTAATATACATGATTTTATAAGTAAAGTTCCGGATCAGACAGACAAGCACTTTAAATTACAAAAAAATATTCTTACATTTAATGTAGAACCTCGACAATTTTATTTTAAACTAGTTGATCCAACATCAATACAAGAACAAAACACACATACTGGTGGTAAGATAAATTTAAAAAAAACAAAAAAAATAAAACAAAAGAAAAATAAAACAAATAAAACAAAACAAAAAATCATAAAATCAAAAAAAAATAAAAATAAAATTCAAAAAAATCACTAAAAATAAAATAAAAAAAAATATAACGTATAAAAAAAGTATAAAAAATGAATGTTAAAATAAAGTAAACTAAATCAACTAAACTAAACTAAAATAAATGACTACATTATTTAATCAAAAATTAGAAGACGATTGTGTGCTTTCAGGTCTTATTAATGATGAGTATCAAAGACAAAATCGCAGTATAGAATTAATTGCCAGTGAAAATTTCACAAGCCCTGGTGTAATTAGTTGTTTAGGTAGTATTCTAACTAATAAATATTCAGAGGGTTACCCTGGTAAACGTTACTATGGAGGTAATCAATATATCGATAAAATAGAAAAACTGTGTCAATACAGAGCTCTGAAAGCTTTTGATTTATCTCCACTAGAATGGGATGTTAATGTTCAACCTTATTCCGGTAGTCCAGCAAATTTAGCTGTCTATGTTGGTTTAATAAACCCATGTGATAGAATAATGGGTCTTGGGTTGACTTCTGGTGGTCATTTAACTCATGGTTTTTATACGGCTAAAAAGAAAATTAGTGCTTCTTCGATATTTTATCAATCATTACCTTATCATGTTAATAAAGATGGATTAATTGATTATGATGAATTAGAAAAGAATGTACTAAACTTTATTCCTAAAATTATTATTTGCGGAGGAAGTAGTTATACACGTGATTACGATTATAAAAGATTCAGAGAAATTGCTGATTCGGTGGGTGCTTATTTAATGGTTGATATGGCTCATTTTAGTGGATTTGTTGCTGCTAAATTATTAAATAATCCATTTGAATATGCTGATATAGTTACCACAACAACACATAAAACATTGAGAGGACCTCGATCTGGCTTAATTTTTGTAAATAAGAAAAAGGAAGGTGGTGGATTAGTTAGTAAAATAAATGAAGCTGTCTTTCCTGGACTTCAAGGAGGACCACATAATCATCAAATTGCTGCGGTGGCTTATCAACTAGAACAAGTATCAAAACCTGAGTTTGTTGATTATATGAAGAATGTAAAATCGAATGCTGTAATATTAGGTGAATCATTGAAAGGATATGGTTTTAACTTAGTGACTGGAGGAACTGATAATCATATTGTATTAGTTGATTTGAAATCTAAGGAATTAACCGGTAGTAAGATGGAGCTATTATGTGAGATGGTAGATATTTCATTGAATAAGAACTGTATTTATGGTGATAAAAATGCTATGGTTCCTAGTGGTATAAGATTAGGTACTCCAGCAATGACTTCGCGTGGATTTGGAGAGAAAGAGTTTAAGATGTTAGCTTTCTTTTTGAAAGAAATTGCAGATATTGGTATGGAAATTCAAAATAAATATGGTAAATTATTGAATGACTTTAAGAAAGGATTGGAAAATGATCAAGAAATAAAGGGTAAATTGGAAGATATTAAAAATGGTGTGAATAACATAGCAATTGGATTTCCATTTTACACTTTTTAGGAAAAAATTTTTCATAATTTTATAATTCTTTGTTGATAAGATATTTATAAAAATATAATCTTATTTATAAAATAAAACAAAAAATACGCCAATGGCAAGAATACAATCTAAACATAAAAAAAATCAATTTAATCAGAAAAAAGAAATTCAAAAGGGAAAACTTAAAAAGAAAAGTGTTCTTAAAAAGAAATTTTTCTTAAGAAAAAAGGGAGGTGTTATTAATGTTCCTATATATTTATCTAGAACTAGTCCTATTGAAAATGTTTGTCCAAAATTAACAGAATTAAGCGGTATTATTGAAAATCCTAAAAGAACAATAGCAAAAGATTTAAATTTAAATAATTTACAAATAAAAAGTACAATTCCTTTACATAATTTTTCAAGTGTTCTTTCAGAAATGTGTAAAGATGATTTTACAAAAAATAATGATAATAAAAAGCCTCCTTTTATTTTAATTGATAAATTTAGAAATTATGTAAAATCAAATTATACAAATATAGATGATTTAAAAGAAACTCAAGTTCATTGTTTCAAAATGACAGAAACATATCAAGTTGAGTATTTAGGATTAGTAGATAAAAATGAACATCCATTGTACACATTTAATGACCTATATGATAAATATTTTCAATCTAGTAAACCAGATCCAGTATATTTATTAAACACATTAAGTTATTTAAAAAATAAAAATTTAAAAAAAGAATTTTATAATATTGAAACTGTTAATTATTACGAAATTGATAGTAGTATAATGAAAGAAAATAAATTTGAATTAAAAGTGTATAAAGATTTTTTAAAAAATAATTTTTTATCATTAAGAGAAGTAGATGGTGAAAGAATAGTAGTTATTCCAGAAAATAATAATTTGATTAAAAATATTACTTTTATGAATAAAATGGAAGAATTCATTAAATTATTAAACAAAGATTATGAGTTTTTCTTTACATCTAGTTTTTTTGATCTTTTTAAGGAAACATTAGAAAAATCAAAAGTAGATAGATTAGAAGTTTTATATAAATTATTTATTTCTAATCTTAAACCAAAAAAAATAGACGAAATAAAATTTATTGAAATATTAAAAAACGGTAAAACTATTTCAGATTCAAATTTACAAAATTTTAAATTAACTTTATTAACAATGAAAAATGGTGAAGATGATCAAAGCATCCCTTTGGTATTAGATCTAGATTTCTTAAAATATTTATATAATAAATTATTTATAAAAGAAAAAATAGAATCCTTGTTTGATGAAAATACCCCTAACTTATTTAGAGATTTTTTATACACATGTATTTTAATTCATTTATCTGGATTTTATCAAGTTTACAAACCTTCTATGACTTTAATAAAAAATCAAGAAGAAGAGGAAAGTGAAGAAATGGTTGGAGGTAATCCAAATATTGAATCATTAGATGAAATTAAAAATGCTTTTATTTATATAGATTTATCAGCAACATTAGAACAAACATTTATAAATTTACATCATGAACCAGATCAAGAACAAAATGATAAAGCTATAAAATTACAAGAAGAACAGACTAAAAAAAAATTAAGTTATCTAAACAAATTTGATTCTAAAGAAGAAGAACAATTATTAATATTTTATAACAATCTATTCGATTTTATATTAAACTTACATAAAGTTCGTAGGGAATTTGTTACCAATAAAGTTGGGTGGTGTAATGATATATTGAAAAATCTTTTTTTAACAATGTATGTTCATTATTTAGAAAATAGTCGTAATGAAGTAAATAGACCTATTTCTGTAAAAAGCCATATTGATAAATATTTGGTAGGAAGTTTTAACGATGATAAATTAACAAAAATTATAAATCTACATAAAATAAAATTTGAATTATTACCACAAATTATAGTAAATGTGAGTTCAAAAATGAATACTCATAAATTTACAAATTGTGGTGAAAGAACATTATTTAATTTTTTTAAATATTTATTATTTGATAAAGAACAACAAAAAATAACATATGAATTAATTGATCATATGAAAACATTATATCCATCTAATTTATTGACTGATAAAATAGAAAATGGAAAGATAATAAAAGATGGTATATTTGGTAATAAAGTTCTTGAAAAAAGTAATGATATTGATCAGACAAATTTTTTAAATACTCTACAATCAGAATTTGCTCAATTAATGGCAACTTATGCTGAATATGGTGAAAATAAAATAATGTTTGGTACGAATGGAGTTTGTGAAATTAATCCAAGTGAAAGTAATATGATCAAAATGATTTTTTATTTATTAACAGGTAAAAAAATAATTTTGTCAGATACAGAAAAATTAAAAACAGATTTACTTGATTTATTAAAAAAATTTGGAAATAAGAAGGGTGTTTTTGGAGAAGATGATTATGGCAAAACTTTAACCATAAATGATGAACTTGAATTTTCTTTAAATTATGGTCATGGTGATCTAAAAATATTAGAATCGCAAATTGATCGGGAAAGTTATGAGAACACTTTATCAATATTTTTAAAAGATCTAGATAATTCTTTGTATAATTATTTTAAAAAAATTTTAAAAACTGTAGGATTTGTACATTTAAATGAAATAAAATTACAAGCAGAAAATTTAAATAATTATGATTTATTAAAAATTAAAGATAAAATAAGACTAATCAATCTTAATAATGAAAAAATAAAAACAATAAGTTCTTTAGATAAAAAAATTCTTGATTTAATTTGTTCAATAATTATACAAAATCAATTTAATGAAGATTTTGAATTTAAATTAAGATCAATTTTCCCTAATTTAGAACTTGTGATATTTGGTGAATCTTTTAATCAACACTTAAATCCAGAAAAAATAAATGGAATTACAGAAATTATATTTAGTGATAATTTTAATACAGAATTAGTGTCACAAAATGAACCTATGAAAGACAATGGTATATTACCGTCTTTGAAAAAAATTAAATTTGGTCTTCATTTTAATCAATTTATTAAAGATGGATTAATACCGAATATTGAAGAATTAAAGTTTGGAAATAATTTTAATAATGGTTATAGTTATGGTAGTAATCCAATGGAGTATTTATTTCTTGAAGGTACATTTCCAGAATTGAAAAAAGTAGTATTTGGTAATAAATTTAATATGCCAATAGTAAAAAATGTTATGCCCAAAATTGAAGAAATATTTTTTGGTAATGAATATATAAATTCTAATTTTGATTATGAAGATGGTACTTTTCCAGTATTAAAAAAAGTACATTTTGGGGATGATTTTAATCTTAAAATTAATCCTGGTGAAATGCCAAATGTTGAAGAAATTATTTTTGAATCCAATTCATGGTTTTACCAAGAAATAAAAGAAAAAACTTTTCCAAAATTAAAAAAAATCATGTTTGGTGATATTTTTAGTAATAGTTTTGATTCATTAATAGAAAAAGATTCTATGCCAGAAGTTGAAGAAATTATATTTGGATCAGTAGATGAATCTAAAATAAATGAAGAATTTATAAAATCATTTAAAAATTTAAAAAAAATTCAAAAATACACAAAAACTAAATTTAAAATCATATGGTCAATACATAAAGAAGAAATTTCAGATACTTTCCCACAAAAGAATGAAAATGATAATGATAATGAAAATGATAATGAAAATGATAATGAAAATGATAATTAAATAATTTTTGCCAATAGATGGTTTAATTTTTTATGAATATCTAATAAAATTGAAATATAAAACAGTGGTACCTAGAATAGATATATTTTGAAATGTCTGAAACAAAGATCTCAACTGAGTTATTAAAAACTAACCCTTCTAGTTTTTGGAAAGTTATTGTTGGTCACTTTCTAGAAACAATTAGTGATATGGAAAAGAAAAATTTTGAATTAGCAGCTAGTAAATTTGCTAAAAATGAACCACATTTATATATTAAAGAAGTACCATGGTTTAAGACATGGTATAAAGAAAATGGAAGTAAATATACATGTTAAAAAATATTAGAGCAAATATTTTAATTTTATTGAAAAAAGAAAATCTAATATAACTTTTTATTTTTATTTTTTCTAAAAAGTGTTTTTATGGTAATAAGATTTGTATGAGAACCATAAGCCCAAGCATTTGGAGCATTCCTTTAGCTGGTTTAACAACGGTAACTAAGTTAACTAAGACTTTATTCCAGAGGTATTCCGCGACGAAAAGAACAAGAAGAACCCAAAGGACCATTGTAATAAGAAGGGCAAAATAGTTGGCACTAGAATTACTAAATCCTTCAGAAACTGGACGACCAGTTAATGAGGCAACAACTTGTTGAACAGTTTGTTGGACAGTTGTAAATAACATTTAATATATTAAATTTTTTTAATATATATAAAAGAAAAAAATATAAAAAGATTATAATATTTTATCCTGGTATTATTTTTTTTTCATATGCTTCGTTTTTAAATATTCCTTGATAAAAATTATATACAATTGGTGTAGGTGTAGGTACTACATATTCATAACTTCTTCTTAAATTTTCATCCATCATATCAGGTATAGGTCTATTTAAAAAATCTTCGGAATTCATTATAATTGGTAAAATTGGTTGGAAACTTAAAAAATATATAATAATTAATAATATTGCGGAAATAATATCAGATTGTGTAAGGACAAATAATAAGCAAACAAATAATGTTTTATTAAATATATTATCTGTAAATAGTGGCTTTCTAGGTATAAATAAAATAAGCCATACTAAATATATTGATAAAAGAGTTCTGAACATTTGTATCCATTCACTTGGTAATTTAAATTCAATATTTTTAAGATTAAGATAATTAAAAACCATTATAATTAATATTTTATTTTTCTAATAAGATAAAAAAAGTTTCTTTTATAATATTAAAACTATACAATTATACAATTATAAAAAATGCTCTTTACTTGTGCTCGTGAAAGCTTTGAAAATGTATTAAATCGTGGACGTGAAGGATTTGGTGGTGAAAAAAACCCACTTGCCTTATTTCTTGCTGTCCTTCTTTGGTTAGCTCTTTTACTTATTGCTGCCCAATTTCTCTGGAACAAAGTTCTTGTTAACTTAGTTACTGTTGTTAAACCAGTGACAAATGTCTTCCAACTTCTTGGTTTAGTGATCCTTATGGAAATCCTTCTCCCTAAATAAACTTTTTAGAAATAATAAGGTTTATTTTTTTAAGTTTTGATATTACTTTTGATAATACTTTTTTTTAGTAAAAAGTATTTTTTATCTTTTTAGAAAGTAAAAATAGAAATAAAATAGAAATAAAATATAGATAATGTCTGGTTTAAATTATTTAAATAAAGCAATATTATTATTATTTATATTTGGAGCTTTATTATATTACAGCAACATAACTATAAATGAAAGAAATAAAAAATTAGAGCAATTTGGGGATGCTATTGTATATGATGTTATTTTAAATACAAGACCATATGTAGCACCTACACCCAACCCTTCCATTTTAAAAAAATTATTATGTGCATCTTCTGATTCTCCAGATGGATTATGTTTGAATTTATTAGAAATAAATAATTAAATTTATTGTTTTCATGATTTTTTTCTTTATATTTAACAAATGAAAATAAAATCAATTAATTTCATATTACTATTGATTATTATACTAATTATAGTAGGAATATTATATTTTATAAAATCAAAAAAAGAAATTGATAATTTTTTTGTATTAACTCCAATAATAAAATTTATTGTTCCACAAACATTAGTGATACCAGATAAATATAAATATTATAAATGGGAAATAAATAAACTAAGAAATCCGAATGCTAGTATGGTACAAGTTAGTGAATTTTTATTTTATGATAAAGATGGAAATAAAATACTTATTTCTGGAAGTGATGTAACTAATCCAAATGGAAATAATCCAACTTATTATGATCCAAATAATTCTTATTGGAATCAATTACCTAAAAATTTAGTAGATAATAATGTTAATAATAAATGGCTTGATTTTAATGGTCCATATAATCCCCCAATTAAGATCGGAGGAACTATTATTTTTGATTTAACAAAAATTTCAATTGTACCAATGTATTATTCATGGATAACAGCAGGTGATCTTCCGGGTAAAGATCCGATAAGTTGGGTTATTTATGGTTCAGATGATAAAATATCATGGACAAAATTACATGTTGTAAATGATTTTATACCTCCAACTTCTAGACTTGAACATGTATTAATGCCATTTGGAGTAGGTAGTACTAGTTCAATTCCTCAACCATTTCCTTTAACATATCCTAATAAAGTTACTCAAACACAACCTTCATTTTATATTGAAACACCAAATCCAACTGATTATGTTAAATATAAAAATACAGATAAAATAGGTTTATTCTTTTTAAATCCACCAGCTGAAATAACTGATCCTGATGGTATTGCGTATGGTTATAGAATATCATATGATTGTGATGATCATGGAGAAAATTGTAAATATGATTATAAGTATTAAACTAAAAAATATATAAAAAATCTTAATTTAATAGTAAAGAAATAAAAATAAATTAAAAAGTATTAAAAATGAAATTTGTATTTTTATTTATAGTAATTTTGGTTATATTAATATATTGTTTTTTACCGAAAAACTTTCTTATTAATTTACAAAAAAATGGATATGTAGGTAATAATGAAAAATTTGAAGATACTGTAACTGAACCACAATATTCTTTTATTGGTATTGATGCTAATGATACTAATAAAATTATATTTTATCATCCTAAAAATATAGGTACTAATAAATATTATAGATTTTCTGCTCCAAATAATGAATCTTTATTACAATTTATTTATAAACAAGGACTAACAATTATATTAACCAATTCTAAGAAAATATATTACTGTGATAAATGTGATTTTACAAATAAAAATTATTCGTGGAAACAAATTAATACAATAGTTAACTCTACAAATCCTCAAAATATATTTAATATTTCAATGATGGCATATGACAATATTTTAAATAAATTATTTATTTTAACCGAAAATGGTAGTGTCTATATTAATAAAAATCCTAAAAATAAGGGATCTATATGGGAATTAATTATTTTACCTAATGAAGATACACTTTTTAAATATATAAATGCTGATAATGGATATTTTTCTGGTATTGGAAGATATACAAATTTTGTTTATCTGATTGATATTTCAATAATACAAAATATACCACCAAAGTGGGCTATTTTAGATAAAAGTAAAATTATAAATCAAGTTAAAATTACTAAACATGGGATATTAGGAAAAACAACCGACAATGATCTTTATTTATGTGTCTTTCCATGTGATGGGAATGGTAATGAAAAATGGAATTTAATTGCGAATTCATTTAATAAAAGTGTTGATGCTAATACAGAAGTTATATCATTAGTAAAGAATAATTCTTTATTTACATGTAATAAAACATGTGATGCCAATACACTTAATCAATTAACATTTACGAATGATGTTATGTTAGAATCTGGGTCAGTAATAGATTATATTTTTCCAGTTGTAACCCCTAAACCAACTGTTATCCCATTTGATGAAACTTTAATTACAAAAATGAATAATGAAATCGAAAGTAATTTACAAATGAATTCTAATGTTAAAAATGATTTTGAAAAAATTAAAAATAAAATCAAAGATTTAAGTGTTACAGAATCTATAATAAATAATAAAAGATTACAATATCAATCTGATAGAGATCAAAAAGTTGATAACTTAATATCTGTATTAGGATTACAAAACACCTATAATTCTAAAGAACCATCAGTACCAACATCTATGCCAACATCTAAGCCAACAAATTTAATAATTGAAAAATTTTTTGCTGAAACACCTAAACCAGTAGTTTCTGAATTTGCTTATTTAGGAATTAGAGATAGTTTAAAAGATTTAACAAAAAAAATTAATAATAAAACTAGTATAAAAAAACCTAAACCAACACCTAATATGAATGGCCTTATTGAAAAACCTAAAAGCGTAATAATAGTTGTTTGATGAAAGATCATAAAGACTATTATAATTATTTATTTTTTAGGATATAATTTTTGTTTTTTATCTATCATATTTTATAAAGATGAATAAAAATTTTGTAATAATATTATTCGTTATACTTATAATTGGAATATTAGTATATAAGTACAAAAAAAATGAATTATTTGAAAATAATATAACACGTATTATACCACCAGAAAATATTAACTTTGGACCATTTTATCGATATGATAGAGTTAATGTTCCTAATTATACAGATAAAAATTTTGAAGTATTATATAATTATGATACCAGTAATAATTCTGAACAATATACAGGTAATATATTTACACCAACTAATTTTACAGATAATTATACATTAATGATTGCTAAATTTTTAACAGGTCGTGATAAAATTAATAATTGGATAAATACTGTTCTATTGGAGAATTTTAGAGATTATATGTATTTTACATTGCATACAAATTATTATATTGAAATAAGTGGTTCACCAACTTATTTTGAAATAATTTTAAATAAAAAAGACAATAATGAATTATTTAAAATAAATTGTAATAAATTTGAATCAAATACATATAATACAAAAATAACTAATAATATCTCTGATGTACCAGAAGTTAAAAATTATACTTTAAATAGTTTACAATATATTAACATTATTATTACAACTGTAAGAGTTAAAACTAATAATTTAGCAAATCCATACAAATTAGAAAACAATATAAATATTATATTTAATAATAATGAATCAGATTACAAAAATTTTAAATTACCAGATGGTTTAGAAAATCACTTTTTAAATAATTTTAAGGATATATCATATAATTGTCCTGATTCAAATGTTAGAATTAAATTAACATCCAATTTTAATGCTTCTATTTATGGTGGGATTCTATCTCCATTAATAGAATCTAAGAGAACTAGACTATTTAATCCATTAGTTGGAAATGGTTCATCAACATATTTATTGGCTGATAAAAATTTAAGTGTAAAAAGAGCAATAAAACAAGATGACTATCTTCCTTTAGGGGATTATTATGATAATAATCTTGTTGATGCACTCTTATTAAAAAGAGATCTAAATTATATTATACCACCAATTAAAGCAACAAGACGTTGGTATAGTTACAGTGGAAGAAGGAATAATATGCCTATGGCTACATATAGTATAAATAATCGTAGTAAAGAAGTTGATTATATAACTAATATAAAAACAATAGAAAAAAGAAATTTTAGGTTTGATTCTATAGCTGATTTTATTAAAATTGGTAGTTGGGGGTCAAATACTATTACATTAGATGAAAACTCTCCTGAACATATTTTAGTAAGAGAAGATTGTTTAGAATATTCAACAAATAATCCAGTTTTAGTTTATGTGGATTCTGGTAGTAAGGCCGACGATGATTTAGCAATATGGACATATTTTAATAATCATGAAACTGGTATTGGATTTCCTGGTGCTAAATTAGCTAATTTTGTATTAGGTTATGATACTAATATTAATTCACAATATCCAAATAATATACATAAGAGAAAACCTAAAGAATCGTGTTTAGTAAGTCAATCTTTATCAACTAGATACCCAGATACAGCTAATTTAATTAAAACTGATATAGATACTTTTTTTACACAATTTTATGAAGATTTAATATCATACAAGAATAAAATTAAGACCAATCAAAATATAAATAGTATAAATAACCCAATTGAATTAGTTTATACATCTACTAGTCAAAGAAGAATTGTAGATACTAAAAATATTATAGAAAATAGTTCATCAGCATATCAAAATATTAATAATTACAATCAACAAATGGATCAAATACAAAATAAAAATAATGAGACTTATTCGTTTATATCTGATGTAAATAAACAATTAAATGAAATAAGAAATAATGAAAAAAAACTTGTTAATGATGAACTTAATATGATATATAATAATATTACTTCGAATAATGGGATTGAAAATATTATTACTAAAAATAATGATACAAGTATGATGGTTGATTCATCTATTAATCAATTAGGAAAAGAAATATACGATAAAGTAGGTGAATACAGTGTACAAAAACAAAATCAAAAAATATTTAAAGTTATTAATCCACAAATAATTATTACATAAAATTGATTTTTAATTTTTTTATTTTTTTATTTGTAATTTATAATATACAATTATGACATTATTATACAATTATACTAATATCATTAAAGAAATAAACCCTTTATGGTTACCTTTTTTTGAAGAAAATGAAGAAGAAATACTTGATATTTTAGATAAAATTAATAAAAATGAAAATACTAATGAATATAGTATTTATCCAAAAGAAGAAGATTTATTTAGATCTTTATATTATCATTCTCCAATCAATATTAAGGTTGTTATTCTAGGTCAAGATTGTTATATTTCAGAAGAAAATGGTATACCACAAGCAATGGGGTTATCTTTTTCAATTCCAAAATGTCATACGAAAATACCACCTTCACTGAAAAATATTTTTAAAGAAATCAAAAATTCATATCCAGATTATTTAATTCCTACTAATGGTTCACTTGAAAGATGGACGATTGATGAAAAAATTTTATTATTAAATTCAGCTTTAACTGTAGTGAAAGGTAAATCTAACTCACATGCTAAAATATGGAATTCTTTTACAGATAAACTAATTAAATGGTTTCAAAATATAAATGGCGGATGTATATTTGTTTTAATGGGAAATTTCGCACAAAAAAAGAAAAATTTGATTGATAGCAAAAAACATAAAATATTTGAAACGGTTCATCCTTCTCCTTTGAGTGCTCATAATGGATTTTTTGGATGTAATGTTTTCAAAAATATTAATGACCATTTAATTGTTAATAACCAAAAACCAGTTAAATGGTAATTGATATCGATTATACTATTATTCTGAATCAGATAAAACATCAAAATAATCTTTAATATTACACTTCTTTTTTGTTCTATTTGTTGAGGATAAAACTTCTATTTTATTGTTATTTTTTTTTGTTTTAAATTTTTGTGTAGGATTGTATGATTTTGTATTAGATTTATATACATAAATAACAGCATTCCATTTTATTTCTTTGTTAAATTCTGGATATTGAAGGTATGTCCAATTACTATTCAATTGTTTTTTATAAAAATATTTACTAAAATCATTTGTATATATTTGAACAATATTTTTTGTATTATTACTAATAATTTTTGCCTTACTTAATTTTTTATACTTATCATAATGAAGTTTATCTAATAAATTGATCAAAGAATCTATTGGTAATTCTTTTTTAGATTGATATTCTTCTAACCATGAATCAATAATTTTTTTATCAGATACATTCATTGTGTATTGTATATCTAATTTAATAATTATAGTATTATGTTTTGTATCAGATATATATATGAAGAAATATTTATATTGAAAGTAAAAAGTAAAAAATTTATATAAATGGATAATTTTATTGTATTTTATTGTAATCTACACCTAGAATATTTTTAAGAAAAGCTTCAGGGAAATCATTAAATACATCTTTATCAGGTATTCCTTTTTTAAGCATAAGATAATAAATGAATTTTTTCATTAGTAATATTTCATTTTGAAATTTATAATACATGTCATTATATAAAGATGATTGAATGTTTATAAAATCATTAAATTGAGGTATATTATTTTTTGATAAATCTATATTATTAATATTATAATTATATGTATTAAAAAATAAATTATTATTCTCACTTACTATATTATTTAACGACTTATGTAAATTATTAACATTATTGATTATATTAATATTATTCATTGAAGAGTAAATATTAATTAAATTTAAGTTAGTATTTATATGACCTAATTTATTAATCTCTTCCATTTCTAAATTTTCATATAATTTATTATTATTTATTATTAAACTATTATTGTAATATATATCTGTTTTTATTTCTTTTCCTTCTTCTTCTTTTTTAATTCCTTCTTCTTCTTTTTTAATTCCTTCTTCTTCTTTTTTAATTCCTTCTTCTTCTTTTTTAATTCCTTCTTCTTCTTTTTTATTT